GGATGGAAATTTATCTGAAACTAAAAATCCTAAAGAATATGGTTATAATAAAATTATTGCTACAACTGATAATTTAATAATAGGAAATTATCAATTTATTAAAGGATATATACCTAATACATCTCAACAATTTATTGAAAAATATATTGAAGAATATAATAAAGGTAATGTTATTACTGATGTTTTAGTTGAGTATAATGAAGCTACTTATGAAACATGGATGGACAATGGGGCTTCACCTGTATTTGATACTATTAAAGTAAATCCTAAAGATAATACTATTACAATTAAAAAAGTAAAAGATAGTTGGAATAGAGAAGAAGTTAAACATTTATTATTAAATCTTACAAATGATACTATTTTATATCTTAATGAATTAGTACCTGAATTAAGTTTAAATAAAGAAATGTTTGATAAATGGATAGAAACTAATATTAATAAAAACCTATAATATGAAACGTAAACAATTATATCCAACAGTATCTATTATTTGGTTTATCTTTTGTCTTATAGTAGGATTAATTATATTTAATCTTTTTTATCCTGATACTTTTAAAAGTACAGAACGTATTTATTATGAACCTGATACAGAACAACAACAATGACAGAAACATATATACCTTTTAATTACCCACAATACTCTATTCAACAAACTGATATAACTCCTTATAATCCTCAATCATTACCTCAAGTACAACAAAATTGTATTAAACAAACTCATTGTTATGTTTGTGGTAAAGATTGGGGTTGGGGTTATTGGAAACATTGTCATTGTAATAGTGTTCCAGTTAGTGATAGTAATATAACTTTAATTATATTATTAATATTTTATTCATTATACAAATATTTTAAAAGATAAGGTTATGGATATTAATTTTCCACCTAAAGATAGTTATAGATTTATAACTAATTTTCCAACTAAACAATTACCTATATATGAATTATCTGCTAGTATATACAATAGACTTATGAAAAGTAATATTGTAATTATTAGTAATAGTTGTAATGATATAATTGACATTTCATTAGCAAGTATGTTTTGTATAACATCTCATAATAATTTAAGTGGATTTTGGGAAATATTTAATGATCTAAAAAGTGTATCTATTAAATATATAAATGAATATTAAAATGAAGAAGTTAGTATTTATATTAATACTATTACCTATGATATGTAATTCTCAAAATTATATATCTATTGGTAGTAGTATTATATTTCCTGAAACTGATACTGGAAATGAAGTAGGAATTGGTATATCAACATCATTTAATCATAATGTTGAATATATTATATTTCAACCTAATATATCAATATCTCAATTTGAAGGTATTGATAATGAACTTAGACGTAATAGACAATATTCTTATAATACTACATTATTTACTGCGGGTTTAAATATTATGAATACTGGTAGATTTTATGGTGTATTAGGAGTACATTATAATGCTAATATAGTTAATTCTAAATTTAAACTACAACCTAATCAATATGATAAAGTTGCTAGACATAATTTATTTTTATCTGAGTATATTGGTATAGGTTATCATAGTTTAATTAATGTTGAATTTGGTATATTTTATACTAATACAAATTATCTTGAAGGTTATTATCCAATAACTAGTAAACATAATGATGTGTATCTTCAATTAAAGTTAAGTTATGATATTGTTTTGAATAAGTATAAATGTAAATGTTTAAACAATAATTAATATAAATATAATGGAACTATTTAAAATACAACAACCTATTAATTTAAATGAACAATCTATTGAGCAAGTATCTCCTGAAAAACAAGAATATAAACTAATAGGTAGTTATTTACGTACAAAAGGATTAGGATTATATTGTTATAATCAATTTGATAATACAGTTTCATTAGTAATAGAAACTATTCCAACTAAAATTAGAGTTATTGTTGTTCCTATATCTCCTATTGAAGATAAATTAGATTATGAGGAGTATGAACATAAGCGTTGTGATGTAGATTGTAGATTACATTATTTTGAAGCCCTTAGATTAGAATCTGCTATAACTAGAGTATCTAAATGGAAATCTGGTAAAATAGATAATTTATGTAATCTTAAAGAATATAATCCTAATTCTAAAATATCATTTTATTAAATCTCATTTAAAAACTAAAATAACTTCCAAAGTTATTGATGGCAGCTATGTTCTTTTATTCTGTAGTTATATAAGTCCTTTAAAAGTAGGCATAACGTATTGTTATACATAATAAGAATAAAAGTTTTAGCTGTAAAATACAAATTAATAATAATTTAAAATAAAACAAACAATGAAAAAACTTCATGTATTAAGTAAAAGAGTTTCTAATGATAACTGGGAACTAGTAGATATTAATTTTGATATTAAAGTAATTAATAGTCAAATTGATACATTAATTGAATCAGGTTTAACTCGCAAACAATTAAAAGTTGAACATTTTGAGAAATCTAAAGAATTATATGCTTACAAATTAACTTGTTACTTAATTGTAAAAGATAATCAAGTTCATGTTCATACTATTGGTATAGCTAATGATTTATTAAAATTATTAGAATGTAGTGATAATTGTGATAAGAAAACAAGAATCAAATATAACGATATTAGTAATATAATTACTATATTTATTTATGCTATTGATGAAATACAAGCTCTTCAAAAGAGTACTTCTATAATTGAAAGTAAATTGTTTATTATTAATTCTAAACATAAAGATTATGTTATTGAATAATATACCAGTAAATAATTGTATTATAACTTATACTAATGCTGAATTAGATAAATATAAGCGAGTTGAACAATTAATTATAAGTTGTGCATTAGGTAAATCTAATATATCTAATAATTCTATTACATATGAATTAGTATCATTAAGACTTAATAATCTTAGACCATTTATTAATCAGGTTATAAGAAATAATGAACTTAATATACTTCTTCATAATTTTATTGATTCTATTATTAATAATCCTCATTTTAAATCTATTTATGCTAACTCAAGAAGTAATTGATAACTCTAAAAAAGTTATAGATTTTTGTATTGAACATAAAGTTATGACTTTAGATACAGCATTTACATATAATAAACCTATTTATGGTATGTTTATTACTACAGTAACTTTTCAAGCTCATAAGATTTATGATATATGTACATCTAAAGATGATTTTAATACTAGAAAATCTATTATTAAAGAATTAATTTTGAATGATGGAAATATTACTAGTTGTGTTATTATAATTTGTAATCATGAATTAAATATCCATACACCTACAGATTTTTATCAAGAATGTATAGATAGTATTAAATAATTTAAAATTCAATCAATGTCTAAATTAAGTAGTTTTAAAGAAGGCGATAAAGTTATAACGTCTAAAGGTAGATTTGGTATCATAGTACATAGTAATGATATTAAATCTATTGTTCAAATTGGTAAAAAAGATATAGAAATTTATAATACCGAATTATTACTAACATCAAATGCTCAATCAGTTGATGTAGAATATTATATGGATAATGTAAATATTTATGTTACACCTTTAAAGGAATTAATTATGATTCCATCTAATACAGTTGTTTATGATTTTAATAATCCTATGGATAATACATTCATAACTATATGTAAAGAAAAACTTACTAAAAGAATTAATTATAATTCTGTAATAATAACTAAAATAAAAATAGTATAAAATATGAAACTTAAATTAGGCATAGTATATACAAACAATACTCATCCAAAAATTGGATATTTAGTATTTGTTGAAGAAGAATTATATAGTATAAAGTCTATTACAGATGAATCTATTGTTCTTAAAGGAGTATTCGATAATTCAACTATGATTTCTAGTCATGAAGAATTATGTGATAAGTATATTAAATTTATTGCTATTCATGAAAAGATAATGTATCCTATTATTAATGGTGATTATCATGGTATTATTAAATTAATTTCTAATGCTACAGTAGACCCTAGTGATGAAGCTAATCCATTAATAAGTTTAATTATTAATAATAAATATGAATTAATGATTAGTGGTTCTATAACTAAAATATATTGTAGAGCTAATGAACATGCATTTGTAGAAATTACTAATTTAAATATTATTGATGCTAATAATTTATTAGATAAATCATCAAGATTATTTAAGATAACTGAAAAAAAGAATATTGGTATTAATACAAGATACATTATTAAATGTAATACTAAAGATTTAATATTAGATATTAATAGAGAATCTTTTAAACTTGTAGGAACTGCTAATTATAAATCTTTATTTACTATTAAAAAATAGAAAATGAACTTTGACCAACTTGATTTAGAACCTATTCCTAAAAGGGTAGGTTCTATTACTACTACTAGAATTAATACTTATAAACTAGGTACTGTTATAAACAAGAATGGTATCTTTAAAATAGCATATAAAAACAAAGAATATGATATTTTATATCCTAATAATTTTAGACCTATTATTGTATTTGCAACTAATGAAAATGATAATTGGGATTTAGGTAAACCATCTGAACTTGGTAAGCCTAAATTAGTATCTGAATTATCTCCTTATTGGAGTCCTATATTTGAAGGTATGAAAGTAGCTATTGATACTGTTGAAAATGATGCTATGCTAGATGGTAATTATTTAAATGTAAAATCTAAATTAGAATTACAAAAGTGGATTAATAAACATGCTCTAAAAGCTAAACCTGATGAAGATAGTCAATGCACTGATTGAACAACAACTTGCATTAAATAAGTTTGTTCAATTCCTTATAGATAAAAAATATGATGCTAGTAAATTACTTGCGGATGATAATTTTTTATCTGTTGTTGGATATATCTTAGAATTTCTAGAATCAGAAAAGATATTTATTATAGTTGACCATAATGGTTATTCTACATATAAACAATTTTCAAGTAGTAATCAATTTATAATTGAATGTGAAGCTATGCAATATAATACTTTAGAACAGAAATATATTGTAGCAACTATTAAAGCATTTAATTTTATAGAAAATCCTTTTTAATATGCAGATAGCACCCTTAGAAGAGTCAAAAAAAGATTCTTTTGGATTGTATAAAAGCCAACAGCTTGCCGCTAAACAACTCGAAGCATGGTGGCGTAGTACTGAACTAGAAGCTACTTTGAAAGGCTTTGCTGGCACAGGAAAGACGTTCTTGATGAAGTATTTCATTGAACACATAGTTGACAAATCATTTACAATCACAGCCCCAACACATAAGGCATTAACTGTTTTACAGAAACATATAGGTATTAAAGGATTAACTTTACAATCTCTTCATGGGTTAAAACCTAATACTGAACTTAGTACTTTTGATATTGATAGTCTTAGCTTTGATACTATTGGTAATCCTAAGATGCGAAATTATAGTTTAATTATTATAGATGAATCTTCTATGATTAATACTTCTTTATTTGAATTAAATAGAGAACGTATGAAAGAATATGGAGTTAAAGTTTTGTATGTTGGAGATCCTCTTCAATTACCTCCAATTAAAGAAGATGAATCTCAAGTATTTAAATCTGTAAAAACAGTTATTGAATTAGATACAGTTATTCGTCAAACTGATGGTAATCCTTTATTACATTTATTTACTCTATTAAGAGATGATATAAAAAATCAAGGTTCTACTTGTTTAAATTATATAACTGAGAATCCGAATAATATTAAAAATGGTGTTGGTTATAAAATGGTTGATATGGCTGAATATAAAAGTCTTATGACTGAATATTTTAGTGATGATAAATTTTATGCTAATATTGATTATGTTCGTTCTACAGCATTTACTAACCTTATGGTAAATACTTGGAATACTCATATTCGTAATGCTGTATTTGATACAAGAGGTGAATCTATTATTATTGAAGATTTACTTACATCTTATAAAACATTAGTTGATGATAATATGAACGCTATTATAACTAATAGTGAAGATTATGTTATTCAAGATATTAATGATTATAGAAATGAATATGGACTTGATGTAAAATGTGTTATTCTTAAATCTGCTAGTACTTTAAAAGATGTTCAAATGCTTCAAGTATTAGACCATACAAAACCTGAAAATGTTAGACTTTATATTAAAATTCTAACTAGTATTAGAGAAAATTGTATTGCTTCTAATAAACGTGGTAAATGGATGCCTTATTATGCTTTTAAGAATAAAATACTTGCAATGATAGATGTTGAAGTTGCTGGAAAACCTATACCTAGGGAAATAGATTATGGTTATACATTAACTACACATAAACTACAAGGTAGTACTTTTGACAATATATTTGTTGATGGTAGAGATATTTGTTTACCTATTAGTAAATGGGGTAAACCTTATAAAAATGATATTAATCTAAGAAATAGATTATTATATGTTGCCTTAAGTAGAGCTAAATATATTGCTTATATACGATTTTAAAATAATGAAAACTAAAGGACAACCTGATATATGTATAAACAATATTTCTGATATTATAGATAAACAAACAGAAATGTTTTATTTATCTAATTATTGTGGTAAGTCTGCTACAATTAAATATAGTCAATTAATGAATCTTACATTAGGAACTATATTAGATATGATTAGTCAAAAACAATTATATTTTGCAAAGATTATTGTAATAAATAAAACTAAAGTTTCTATAACTAAAAAGTATATTGCCCCAAGTGATGTTAAACAAAATCTTTCAAATAGTAAAATTTCATTAGATGATTTCTACAAATAAAATTACTTTTGATATTGGTCATTGTGATAGTTGTGATATATCCGTTAATTGTCATTTCGTTCCTAGTAGGAGCGAGGGTGTAGGATATTCGTTGATGTATATAACATCATCTCCTACAAGTAGTGAATATAAAAATGGTTTATGTACTAGTAAAAAACATAAAATTATTAGAGATTTTGATACTCAATTTAATTTTAATTCTTATTACACTTCTATTGTAAAATGTATTGGAGCTAGTATATTATTCGATCATGAAATTAATGAATGCAATAAACATCTTAGAAAAGAATTATTTATAGTTCAACCTAAAGTTATTATTACTATTGGAGATATTCCTACAAGACAATTCTTAGAATATAATTTCTTTAAAGAAGTAGTAAATAAACCTAATATTCTTACATTAAATAATAAAGAAGTTATTATATATCCTATTTATAGTCCTACATATTTTGGTAAAAATAAAGAAGATTCTATAGAATATTATAATAACTCTTTTATATTTATAGCTAAACTTTATAAATCTTTTATTGATACTAATTATTTTAATATTTTATTATTATGAAAGAAAAAGATGAATCTAATTATAATGGATGTTCTTTATTATTTATAACTATTGTATTAGCTATATTAATAGGTTTATCTCAAATACCTATAGTAAAAGAATATGAACATAAATATAATCAAATAGATGAACCATGAGACAATTTTGGGTATATGACTGGGAAGTATATAAAAATCTAGCATGTGTAACTTTTATACATACTAGTACTTCTAAAGGTTATTTAGAAGCCTATATTATGACAGATATTAAATATCTTAATACTATAAATTCTATTGAAAAAGCTTTAGAAAAAGATGATATTAATAAAATAGATGAACTTGAAGTTGAATTAGAAGAACATAGGAGTATAAAATCTCAATTGTTAGTTCTAATGAATGCTAAGACATTTTTTATTTATAGAGACACAGAAGATAATTCTAAAAATATTTGTCAATTAGGTGAATTATTAATGTTTTTCAATAATCATAAAGTTCTTATGGGATATAATTCTTATAAGTATGATTCATTTATAACTGATTATATTTTATGTCAAGGTAGTAAATTTAGTTCACGAACAGGTTTTAATACTAATAATATTCATATTACTCAATGTCTTAAAGAAGTTAGTGATGAGATAATTAATGTATCTAACAATAGTATGTATGGTTATGTTTATCCTTGGCTTCCTAGAAAGTATGTTAGAAGATTTGAAGATTATGATATTCAAAAAATATTATATTTAGATAAAACTTATACTGGACTTAAAAGTGTAGCTATTAATTTAAAATGGCATAGAATACAAGAACTTCCAATACATTTTAATTCCATTATTAAATATGATGAAGTATTTACTATTTATGATTATAATGTAAATGATGTATTTATAACATTATATCTAACAATGAATCAAGAAGAAGAAATAGTTCTTAGAGAACAAATTTCTGAACGTTATGATATTGATGTTTTAAATGAATCTCGAAGTAGTATTGGTAAAAGACTTATGTCTAAATATTATTCGGAAGAATCAGGATTACAATATAAAGATTTTAGAGATTTAAGAACTATTCGTGGGGCTATGTCTTTATCTAGTATTATAACTAATCGTATATTTTTTATTAATGATAAGTTTAAAGATTTTCTATCTTCTTTAAAAAAGATTGTTGTTACACCTAGTGATAAATTTAATCAAGTTTTTGAGTTTAATGAAACATTTTATACAATAGCTAAAGGTGGTATTCATAGTATTGATGATTCACGTATTTATAATTCTATAGAAGATGAGTACGTTTATGAAGATGCTGATGTTACTAGTTATTATCCAGCAATATTAGAAATATTTAATATATCTCCTGCTCATTTATCATCTAGTATATTTCTTAAACTCATATCTTTCTTTAAAAATGATAGGGTTAGAGCTAAAAAAGCTGGTGCTAAATTAGAAGCTGAATCACTTAAAATTGTTATTAATAGAATTTATGGAGCATTAAAGGATATGAATGATTATTTGTTCGACCCTAAAGCCACATATCAAACTACAATGAATGGACAATTATCTTTATTAATGTTGATAGAGAAATTAGAAGTTAAGAGTGAAGGTAATATTCATATTATATCAGCTAATACGGATGGTATTGTATCTAAATATAAACCTGAATATGCCAATCTTTATAAAAAACTTTGTAAGGAATGGGAAAAAGAAACATTATTTGAACTTGAATTTACTAAATATGAATTGTATGCTAGAAGTAATGTAAATAATTACTTAGCTATTAAAGTTGGTTTTAGAGATAAATTGAATGAACTTATATCAAAGCAATTAGAACCTAGCAAGTATATAGAAGAGAGAAAACAACTTGAAGCTAAATACATAAAATGTAAAGGTACTTATTCAGCTGATACTCCATTTAATAAAGGATTTAATCATCCTATAGTATCTCAAGCATTATATAATTATTTAGTTTATGGTGATGATTATAAAGAATATATTAGAACTCATTGGAAATCTAATGAATTTGCTATATATGATTATTGTATGTCACAAAAAGTTGATAAAGGATTTAAAGTTATTTATACTAGAGTAGTAAATGGAGAAATTGTTTCTACACCATTACAACAGTATAATAGATTTTATATTGCTGCATCAGGTGGAGGTTCTATTACTAAAAATGATGTATATTCTCCTAAAACTATTGAAGTAAAAAATGTACCTTTAAGTCAAAGACCTAGTAGTAAATCTAAAGCTAAACCCAAAAGTGTAAAACGTTCTGAATCTTTAGTAGCTAATGAAAATATAGAATTGTTTAATAATTTTATTATTAAAGAAGATTATAATATTAATTATAATTTTTATATTAATAAAGTTGAAGATTTTCTATTTTATAAAAAGAAATCTAGTAAAGGTAATCATAAACTTGAAGGACTAGAAGTTAGAGATATAACATTATTCGATAATATATTATGATTAATAATTTTCAATTAGATCCAACAAAAAGTGCTAGACAAGAGAAAGGTATAAATATTTGGAAAGAACATGGTTATAGAGGTACATTAAATTATATTATGCGATTTGGTAAAACTCGCATTATTGAACTTGTATGTCAAAAAATTAAAATAAATCCTAATCATAACGATAAACGAATATTAATATTAGTTCCTACTGAAATAGCTTTAGAAAACGTAAAATATATATGTAATACTTATAATGTAGAATCATATACTTATAATGCGTATTTTAATCTTATTCAAGAAGAACCTAATCAAGAATGTTTTGTTTTAATAATTGATGAGATTCATAAGTTTCTTTCTGATAAAGCTATAAATTTAATATTAAAAACTAAAGCTAAATTTAAGTTAGGATTAACTGGTTCTAAAATTGATTCTAATGGTAAAAATAATTTAAAACGTATTGGATTTCCTATAATAGATATTATTACAGAAGAAGAAGCTATCGAAATGAATTGGATAACTGATTATGATGAATATAATGTTGCTGTAGAAATATCTGATAATCAAAAACAAACATATAAATCTTTAAATGATAATATTGATAGTATAGGTATTAATTTTAAATATATATATACTAAAGTAAATACTGCTTTTTGTAGAACTATATTTAAAAATGATTATGAAGTTATTCAAAGTTGTTATTCAGGTAAGAAAGTTTTTGATAGTAATTTTAAACTATTAGAATTTATTAGACCTGATGTTATGAGAGAAATTGTTGCTGCATTAATGGGATATGAACATGGATTTATTATAACTAATAATCATGAACGTACTATTCAGACTTATTGGAATCCTGATAATATAGAAGCTGTTTCTAAATCATATATTAAATCTGTTACGGCAAGAAATAATTATATGAAACATAATATCAATAAAGTAAATGCTGTTTTAGCTATGTCTAAAAAGATTAATAGACCTACTATAGTATATAATGATAGTATTGAAATGATAGACCAATTATATTCTACTCTTTCAGTACCTAGAGTTAAGTATCATAGTTCTATGGAATCAGTACCTATGACTTATGATAATGGTGAATTTATTACTTATCTTAGTGGAGATAAAAAAGGTCAAGTCAAATTATTTGGTAAGACGACCATTAAGAAGCAAGCTATTGAACGAATTAAGTCAGGACAAGCATTATATCTAATCACTGGTAAAAGTCTGTCAGAGAGTCTGAATTTGCCTAACATAGAGTTTATTATATGTACGTCAGGGGACACAAATGCAACCACTTATGACCAAAGAGTTGCTAGAGGTAAGACAATTGATAATAATAATGCTGATAAACGGTGTACTATAATCAATATTTTTATAGATGATTTCTATTTAAATGGTGAGTTTATTCGCTCTAGGGATAAAGAAAAGCTTATAAGTAGGCAATCTAATATAAAAAATGTTATTTGGTTAGATAATGTTGAAGAATTGTTTGGTACTATCAATAATATTTTATAAATTTGCACTATGATAAACGGAGAGAAAAACACATCAGCTCAAATTTCTAAAGTTACATCTAGTTATATAGATGTTGCTAAATTTGAAGAACTAGAACTTCTAGTTGCTAAACTCAAAGATTCTACACTGGCAACCCAGTTTAATGAAAAAGTATATGACAAAGATGAAGATGGAAATATTATAGAATCTACTGAAAGATTAGTTTTTAATTCTGCTGATATGATAATGTGTCTTGGACTTGGTGCTGAACTTGGTATGAGTCCTTGGGAAGCATTATCTTATGGTAAATCATTAAATCTTACATCTATTAAGAAGATTCGTAAAGGTGAAAAGATGGGTCTTGATTTTGCTACTTCACTTGAACAAATTTATGTTTGGGGTAGTGGTGGTAAAGAAATTATTTATACATCTATTCATGTTGTTAGTACAGTACTAACTAAAATTGGAGTTCTACAAGAAGTTATTCAAAATGGTAAAACTCCAATTTACAAATGTGTTGATGCTAATACAGAAAAAGAAATTAATTTTGATGCTTCAAAACATTATCCTATTCCTAGAATAGATAATCCTGATGTATTAAAAGAAGTTATTGATGGAGTTCTTGAAAAAAGAATGACACCAGTTTATAAATCTGCTAAACCTGTTTATATTGGTGAAGTTAGACTTACAAGATATAACAAAATTTTAAAACAAAATGAAGTTATATCAATTCCTTATTCTTCTCAAGAAGCTATTGATGCTGGATTACTTAAAGGTATTAATTCTGATGGAGAATCTGTAAAAGGTAAAGATAATTGGAATGCTCATCCATCAGTGCATCTACTTAAAATGTCTAAAATGATTGGTGCTAGAATGATAGCATCTGATGCACTTCAAGGTATTTATGTAGGAGATGAAATAAATCAAATTAAAAGTACAGCAGATATTGATAATACTATCGAAGATGCTGAAATAATAGAAGAATAATAAATTAGTTTAAAATATATTCAAACATTCAATCATTCAAACTTATAAAAAATTAAACATTTATGAAACCATCTCAAGAAGTTGCCCCTAAATCAAAATTCTCTTTATCTATGGATGCTACTAGTGATATTGTAGCTGTAAAATCTGGTGAAAGAGTATGTAATGATACACTTCCAACTATTGAAACTGCATCTCAAATTAATAAATTTCGTATTAATAAATTAGCATCTGAAGTTCTTGGTGTAACTCCAGGTATGCGTATTAAAATTCTTGTTACTAAATCAACTGCAATGGATGGTAAATATCTTGTTGTTGTTGCTCCTGATACTGATGGTTCATCTGCAAAAGTTGCTTCTGCTGCTGGTAAAGATGGTTACGGTTCTATGCTATTTAATTATGCCGGTATTTGGTCACGTATGACTCAAGCTACTGTAGATGCTCTTGAACTTGGTGGAGAAGCTTTTGTTGAACAAGGTGTTGCAGTTAGTCGTTCTAATACTTATTATATCGACCATAAAACTATTTATGAAGTAGTTGAAGTTGATAACTATAACGAAGCTAATCCTTTAGTAGTTAATGCTGCTACTGGTGAATCTTATTCTAAAGTATTTGCTTTGGTAAATGCTAAAAAAGAAGATGTTGATATTACTAAAGAAGCTGCTCCTCGTAAAGCTAAAGTAACTGAAACTCCTACAGACGGAAACGACCAAGACGGAAACGACCAAGAAGCATAATATTAAAATATTGCTATAAAGTTTAGTATAAATTCATTCAATCATTATAGGGAATTATTAGCGATAATAGTTCCCTTATTTTATCTAAAATAATTAATTAAAATGGCTGATTTAAATAAAATTGCATTTGGACAAGTTGAAACTGTTGTAGAATCTAGACTTAATTTTAAACCTGATTTAGCTATTGCAGATGGTATCTGTATGGCAAATATTGTAAGTGTTGAACTTGTAGAACATGATGTACCTAAAGCTAATGCTGATGGTGTTCCTTCTACTTGGGAATTTGCTGGATTGAAAACATATAGTTTAGACATAACCTATAAGCAAATTAATCCTAATGCCAAAGATGCTTCTGAAAGATTCTTAGTACAAAAGGAAAGTATTGTTTCCGCTAAAATGTCTAATGGAGATTCATTAGAAGTAAAGACTTGGAATAGTCTTATTATGAATACTTTTAATCGTTTACAACATGTTGTAAATGCTCTTGATAAAGGTGGTATTTTACCTAAATCTAAGAATATTGGTGATGTAAATATTTCATTTGATGATTCTGCTGAAATGCGTATTAGTAAAATGAAGAAAGTATTTGAACACTTTTATCTTCAATTAACTGGTAATCCTGCATTTCCTAAAGCTGATTACGTTCCAGTTAAACCTCGTTATGAAGGAGTTGATTTATGGCTTAAAGTTATTGCTGATGTAAAAACTAATAAGTTCTATAAAGTTCCTGATTATGTTCAAAAAGGTTTTGTTGAAGTAATGAAAGCTGGTGCAGCTTCTATTCTTGAATTAGCTCCTAATGATAGTATCGTTCTTGTAAAAGGAAAAGCTGATACTAAAACTAAAGATGCTAATTATAAAGACGTTGATGCTGAGCCTGCTACTACAGCTCCAAAATCTGCTGCTGAAATTCTTGCAGGTTTGAGAAAATAAATAATATAGTTTTATATATAGAAGTCCTAATACCTTAATTGGTGTTAGGACTTTTTTTATTAATATAATATGAATATAACTTTAAAAGATAAAATACTTTCGTTATCTCAAGAAAAGATATATTCTATGTATTTCGATATTCCTATACACGATATAACTTGGTCTACTATTCATAATAGTAATAAATTACATAATCCTTTTAGACAAGATAATGATCCTTCATTATCTTTTAGATGGTTTGGTAATAAACTTATAGTACGAGATTGGGGAGATTCTACTTGGAATGGAGATGTATTTAAAATAGTAGGCTACATATTAAATAATAATTGTTTTATTAATGATCAATTCGTTTTTATATGTAATGACATTTTGGAAAGATATTATAATGGTAATAAACGTGTAGTATATAATGAAGAATACGATGTTATTCGCAAAGCAAAAGTAATTACTACTATTGATACTAAAACTAGATTATTACAAAAACGTGATTATAATTTTTATAATCAATTTTGTATAGTAAATAAAACAGTTGATACATTTGTAAATTCTGTAATGCGATATAGTGTAAATGATGTTCTTACAGGATATAGAAATGCTTATAAAGACCCTTGTTATCAATATACAGTTAATCATTATTTTACAAAACTTTATTTTCCTAATAGACACCATAAATCAGTATATCCTAGATTTGTTACAAATAATGTTTTACAGATTGATGATATAACTGATATAATTCCTTCACAAGATAAACTAATTGTCAAGTCTATAAAAGATAAAATGTTATGTCTTCAATTATTAGATTCTTTATCTATTCCTCAAACTGATATAGCTATTCATACAGCTAGTTCTGAAACAGAAACTTTTAAATCTGATATATTAAGTTTGCTTAGAAGTAATACAAAATATAATATATATAGTTTATTTGATTCTGATAAAACTGGTTTAAAAAGTATGCAAGAATTAGAAAGAACTTGTAATATACAACCTATTATTTTTAGCAATGATGCTAAAGACCCTACAGATTATGCTAGAGATTTTGGTTATGGTAAAACTATTAATACTTTTAAAAGTGTAATTCTACAAATACATAGTAATAGAACAAACTTTATAAATCCTCTTATATGATATTTCAACTAACTGATATGGTAGTTACAAAAGAAACTCCCGTAGATAAATATGCTTTTATACCAATTACTAAAGAACAGTATTTAGTATTTGATAATTTTAATTCTCAGTATCATAATGGTATAATTACTAGTGATACATTTATTGAAAAATTTGGTTATTCTCCATTAGCTTTTGTACTACATGGTGAAACTGCTGGTGCTGATTCAGAAATGATTAAACCATATATTGATTGTGTTGATGTAAAAGAAAGTGAAATTCATACACATAGAAAATCTTATAAATGTTTTTGTGGTGCTAAATTTGGATTAGATTATACTAAACAAGTATTACATGGAACAGCATTTGATGCTTGGAATTGTTTACTTACATTTTGTAATAATCCTAAATATGGTATTATTCTTAATCTTAGATATATATGAAAAAACAATTTGAAGATATTAAAAATAAATATAATAAAATATATTTATTTAAACGAGATATTGCTGGTAATGTAATATATTGGATGGCTAATGTAAATACTGATTTAGTAGGTATTTTCTTTTATCATGGAAGAATACATTCCGATTTTATCAATGATGTTAATAAATCTAATAGAATTATTGACGAAGGTACTAATATAGGAAAATCTAATGAAACTACTCCTTTAGAACAAGCTTACAAAGAACTTGAATCTGAATATAAAGATCATATTAAAAAAGGTTATAAAGAATATGCTCCTAATGGATTACAATTACATCTGACTATTACAGATTTACAAAATATTAATTTTATTGAAAGCATTGTAGATAAAACTAATACTGATGCTTTAGGTTTTGCTAAACCTATGAAATGTCAAAAATTTGCTTTAGGTAAATATAGATACCCAGTTATAGCTCAACCTAAATATAATGGTGTAAGATGTACTGTTTCTAAAGATTTATTTAATAATGATATGTTTAATACATGTCCAGTATTATTACTTTCTAAAGAAGGAGTTAAATATAATGTATTACATTTATATGAAGCTCTTTATAAAACTTTAGAATATCTTGAATCTATAGGTATTAATAATCCTGTGTTAGATGGTGAGTTATATATTCCTAATATTCCTGTTACAACTATTAGTGGAGCTTGTAGAAATTCTGATAATCCTTATAACAAACAATTACAATATGTAATTTTTGATTTATCTATTGAAAATTATACTCAAAAGGAAAGATTAAAATTTGTAGATAGTATTCCTTTTATATATCATTTAAATGATTATAAAACGCCTTTAGTTTATAAAAGTAGATTTAAACTTATCAATAATGATGAAGAATCTATTGAATACTTAGATGAATGTTTAAAAGCTGGATATGAAGGTTCTGTAAATAGAGAATTAGAACAAGAATATGCTTTTGGTCAACGTCCTATGTTTATGCGTAAACTAAAGAAATTTAGTGATGCTGAATTTGAAATATTAGATATTATACCTTATGGAGATAGAAGTCAAACTGTAGGTGTTGGATGTAAAATTATTTGTAAAAATGATACAACGGATGGTACATTTGAAGTTACTCCATTAGGTAATACAGAATTTAGATTACGATTAGTAGATGAAAAAGATTTACTTATTGGTAAAATGGCTACAGTTAAGTTTTATGAAAGAACTATTACTGACTTACCATTTCATGCTAATGTTATATCTATTAGAGATTATGAATGATGCAACGAATCTCATTAACCCTCGCTCCTACTAGGGAGTAGTAACAATTTAAAATAATTTTATTATGGCACATGAATTAGAATTTAATTCTAGTAGAAATACACATTCATTTTTTAGTAGAAAAGAAGTTGCTTGGCATGGTTTAGGTCAAGTTATAGAACAAGCTGTTAACCCTGAGGAAGCATTAAAACTTGCTAATCTAGATTATACTGTAGAACTTAAACCTATTTGGGCTAACTTTATTCCTGATGGATGCATAGCTAGAGGTAATGAACCTTATTTAGAATTGTATGAAAAAGATACTAATACCTTTAGAGGAGAATTACAAAAACGTGGAGTATTAATTCCTACACATAAATCTGTATGTCGTATGGATAATTATCAATCTATTGGTGTTGTAGGTAATAAATATACTCCTGTTCAAAATATAGAATCATTAAATTTTATATATAATCTTTTAAAACTAAATCCTAATATTAAAGAGCGTAATGATATTATTATCGAAACTGCTGGAGTATTAGGTATTGGTGAAAGAATATTTGTTACTGCAAAATTACCTAAAGGATTTACTGTAGGTGAAGAAAAAGAAGGTACAGAATTATATATTGTATTTACTAATTCTCATGATGGTAAATCATCATTAACGGCATTAATTACTCCAGTTAGAGTTGTATGTAATAATACTTTAAGTGCTGCATTAGGTAATAATAAATCTAAAGTATCTTTTATGCACACTGCTAATATTCATAATTCTATGAGGGAAGGTGCTAGTCTTTTAAACTTAGCATATACTAATTTTGAAAATAATCAAGAACTATATAATGCTTTAAGTCATATTAAAGTTGATGTAAATATGATTGATGAACTTATTTGTAGAGCTATGCTTAATGATAATCAATTATTACAAGTATCTAAAGTTGGTTTAAGCAACACATCTATAGATATTATATCTACTCGTACTCGTAATGTTATGTTAGATATGAGAGAATATATTGATATGGGTTGTGGTCAAGAAACTAATAGAGGTACAGCTTATTGGGCTTATATGGGCATTAATAGTTATATTAATAATGGTACTACATTTAAAGATTCAAATAATAAATTTGATAATCTTTTAGGAGGTACTGCATCTAAATTAGATAGTAAAGTATTAGAAACTGTAAAACAATTATTATGATTAAAGTTAATCCTAAAAATAAACCTAAGTATAATGTTGATAGACGTGAGCTAATTAAACATAATATTGTAGATTTAGAAATTAAAGCTAAAGACCTTTTAATAAACATAGTTCGTAGATATACTACTCCAGTTAATGCTAATTTATTTATATTTCAAAAGAAAACTTTAAATGAAGTTGGTATATGTAATGGAGTAAGTATTTTAATTGATAAAGATTTAAAACAATTACATCCTGAACTATGTATATTATCTAGTGACACAATTGATAAATTTATTAGTGATATTAATCGTGATTTTAAATTTGTAAAATGAACGGAGTATTTGTTATTAATAATACTAGATGGAATACTAAAGTATTTTATACTATAGATGAAACTAATAAGTTTCTTTTAGATAATCCTGATTATAGTCTTTTAGATGCTAATGATGAACTTAAAGTTTATCATTGTGCTTTAAAAGATGATGATGGTGAAGTTCATGACCCTAAATTAAATAAATATATAAAATGAAATTAATTAATCAAAGTGCTATTTTAGTAGTAGAAGAAAATCCTCTAAAATTAGTTGAATTAGCTGGTAGAGTTAGTCATAAATCAGAAGACAGAATAACTGATGATAGTTATAAAAGTTTTCTTATTAGTATGCTTAAACTAGGTCATACAGCTACATTAGAATTTGCTAGTGTTTATTTACAATGTCCTAATTTAACGGTAATAACTAGATATTATAATTATGATATATCTAATTTTAAAGAATCTCCTTATATACATATAGAACATAGTAATAGTGATTCTAGAATATATAGTAATTTAAGAGTTATATTAAATAAATTTCCTGAATTATTTGTAGATATTATCCATAATAGTTTACCTGAATATGTAAAAATATTTACACCATTTCAAGATGACCCATATAAACGTTATTGTTTTAATATAATTACTAATCGTGGAGTTAGTCATGAATTAGTTCGTCATAGAGTATTTAGTTTTCTACAAGAATCTACAAGATATTGTAATTATTCTAAAGATAAATTTAGTAATGAATTAAATGTTATTAATCCTTTTAATAATTTTATTGAAACAAGTAATGATATTGAAACATTATATAGAGAAGAATTAAAAGAAATAGAATCTGTATATAATGATATTACTTATAAAGATAATAAAGGATTTCTTAAAGCTCAAGAAGCTAGAGGTATTCTACCTAATGATTTAAAAACTGAACTTTATATGTCAGGATTTCTTAAAGATTGGGTCGGACATAAAATTAAAACTTTTACTATTAATGTATTTAATCAAGTAGTTGAAGTTACTGCTAGAGTAGGATTTGATACTCTTCGTAATGATAAATCTGCACATCCTCAAGCTAGAGAAATAGCTCAACAAATTAAATTTCAATTAGTAGAAACTATTGGTGAAGATAGTTGGAATATAATTAAAGAAAATTATTATGAATAAATCATGGTAAAATATATAATAACTATAGAAGTAGAAGAAAAAGTTTCTACTTCTATTAAATTCCGTAAATATTTACTTACTGTTAAAGAAGAACTTCTAAGATTTAGTTATTGGAGAAATAATAAACTTATTGATATTAAAAGCACTATTAAAATAACAACAGATGAATAAACCCCTTAGTGAAATTCAAGCTGAATTAAAAGTTTGGACATTATATAATTTTGGTCAACAAGAATCTATTATACCTATTATGGGTATGATAGAAGAACTTGGTGAACTTACTCATGCTCATTTAAAAGAACTTCAAGGTATTCGTAAAAGTGATTTCTTAGCTGATAAGAAAGATGCTATTGCAGATATAACTATTTATCTTTTAAATTATTTTAATTGTATTGATAAAGATGTTTCTTTAATTGGTAGTAATGAACATTTAGATAGTTATATATATCATAATGATTCTACTAATATGATAATACTTAAATTATCTTATAATATAAGTAATATAGGACATTATACATTTAGTGCTGAAAATATTATTAATTTAGCTATAAGCAAATGTTCTAAAACTTTATATTTATTATCTTATTATGCTCTATTATATAATTTTGATTTACTTACTATTGTAAATGAAACTTGGGAAAATGTAAAACTTAGAGATTGGAAAAAATATCCTTTAAATGGAATATCTGAATGAAAACATATATTATAAATTAATTATTTTATGAATTTTATTATAACAGCAATTAAAATACTAGTACATAATATTACTCATAAAAATAGAGGTAATATATCTATATCTAAAAAAATATCTGAAACAGATGTTATATATACTATAACTATTAAACGTAAATAATATGAAGTAACTATGAAAAGACTACGTAACCTAGTAGTTGAAATATTGAAGATGATAGATAATGGTGAATTTGAAGATGTAACTAATGAAGAATTAGAACTTATATCTATTATAATTCATCGTCCTATTACTATGGGTCGTGAAGATGCCGCTAAATTTATGGGTGTGTCATTGTGTCGATTCCATGAGCTAAAAGACATGGGTATTATAGCCGAACCACGCAAGCGTAAGGGCTTTAAAGAAAAGGAGTACTATTTATCTGACTTACAAAAAGCCTTGATTACAAAGGCTGAGAGAGGGCTATAAATTCATTAGTATTCCGGCACGATAATTTATATATTTGAAGTACTAACAATTCCGTTAGTACTTAAATATATTTATATTATGGCTTTAACATTAGATGGTGCTCTACCTATGATTGGTGGAACAAGTACTGGCTCAGGTGTCGGTATGGGTGCTTTAGGTGGTGGTGTTGCAGGTTTACTTCTTGGAGGTTTACTTAGTGGTAACAATGGTGGTTTATTTGGTGGTGGAGGTAACAATGCTAATCAAGCAGAGTTTAATTCTATCAATAATCAAATTCAAACTATTCAAGGTCAAATTGCTAATACAGCTTTGACTAGTCAAATTAGAGCTGATACTATTGATTTATCTTCTAGTATTGGTAATTTAGGAACTCAAGTAGGTCAATTGGCTACTGCTCAAGCTGCTGCTAATTTTACTACTTTGGAATCTATTAATGGTTTAGGAAGAGATATTACTGCTTCTCAAAATCAAAATGCTCTTCAACAATTGAATAGCTTTAATCAACAAACAACTACTATGTTGCAAGGATTTAATTCTTCTGCAATGCAAGTTCAAAATTCTACTAATCAAATCATATCTCAGGGTACTGCTAATGCTGCTGCTGTTGCTTCTGGTTTCTGTGAAATTAGTAAAGAAATGGCTCAATGTTGTTGTGAAATGAAGGGGGCTATTGCTGCTGAAGGTAGTGCTACTCGTGCTCTTATTAATGATTTGAATGTTCAAAATCTTCGTGACCAACTTGCTGCTGCTAATAACAAAGTAAGTAATAATGAACAAAATCAATATTTGTTGAATACTATTTTGACACATATTGCTCCTACAGCATCTACAGTAATTTAATCTAGTATTATGACTAGTCCAATAAGTATAGGTACTACGGCTATAGTAGTCGCACCTATTAATAAAAGACGTAGCATAATTAGATTTCAGAATACTGGTAAAGATTCAATATTTATAAAGAAAATTCCTATTACTGGAAATACAAGTATTGTTTCTGATACTAATTTTGAAGTTGAATTATTTCCCGAATCTGCTTCTTCTAAAGAAGGAGGTCAATCTTTTGAAACAAACTCTATTGCATCTTTTATGGCAATATCTAGTGCCGCAGGTAATGCTTTAGCAGTTTATGAAACTAATAAAGTATAACCTCTAAATATAAATAAGATGGAAGATTTTCATGTAAAAATACATATTACTAAAGTTATAGAAATGTGTATTACAGAAGAACGCGCTAGGATAAGGGAACACTATTCTAATACATTAGGTAAACAAACTGCTGACTATATGGACAATTATGTTCCAGTACCATCAGAAGTTCTTAAACTATTTGGTATTCTCACAGATACTCCAGTTTAAGAATCTTTAATATTAAGAGCAATAATTAATTTTATTGCTCTTTTTTAATGTCTAACAATTAATATTTATATTATGGAAAATGATATTTTAAAAACTCTAGATTTAGGTAAGACTCAAGTTCCTGCCAATGAAGCTATTAATGGAGGTACTCAACCTTTAGCAACAGCTAAACCAATTCTAAATTATCCTCGTAATGAAGAATTAATAATTCAATCTGTTATAACAAGTGAAGAACAAGGTTACGCTTTGCTTAGAGCTATTCAAATAGTTGTGAATAGTTTTGGAGGAGATACTATAATTAAACTAGTAGACAAACTAGAGAAAAATCCTAAATTAGCTGATAAAGCTAAACAATATATACCTTTAATATTACAAATGTAACTATGGCAATAATTGGCGTTTCAGGTAAAATCGGAAGTGGTAAAGATACTGTTGGAAGTGTTATACAATATCTTACATCAGTGTATAAAAATGGATATTATGAAGGAGACATTAAATTTATGTCTAATAGACCTAATATTCATAAATATAGTTTTGAACAATGGAAAAATCATTCTGTTCCTACTAATATAAGTGATTGGAAAATTAAAAAATATGCTGATAAACTTAAAGATATAGTTTGTATTCTTTTAAGTTGTACTCGTGAACAATTAGAAGATAGAGTATTTAAAGAAACTAATCTTAGTAGTGAATGGGATTTATGGCAACTACATTATCGTAATTGGAATGATAAAATAGTAGAATCTTTTTATGTAACTAAAGAAGAAGCTATTAATGCGTATAATAGTTATATTGTAAATTATAGTTGTGATGAACCTAAATTAGTTTTTATGACACCTAGAAAGTTATTACAATTATTAGGTACTGATTGTGGTAGAAAGATAATTCATCCTAATATTTGGGTTAATGCTACTATGATTAATTACAAAGATGAAACTAATAGAATAGTGTCTCCGTCTTTAGAATATTATCCATCTAATTGGATTATTACAGATGTTAGATTTCCTAATGAAGCTAAAGCTATAACTGATAAAGGTGGAATTAATATTAGAATACAAAAACATAATATGTTTGATGCTGCTATTAAATCTTTAGAATTAGAACATGAATCTGAAACTGCTTTAGATAATTATCAATTTGATTATGTAGTTAATCATGGTACTATTGAAGCATTAATTGAACAAATTAGAGAAATACTTATTAAAGAAAATATTATATGATAATTGATATATCTAAAGTTAAAGTTGGAGATAAAGTTCATTATATGCCTGATTATAATATTGAAAATAATATTTATGAAAATGGTATTGTAAAAGAAATTCCTGATAATCAATTAGATTCTATTAGAGTAGTTTATAATTGTGCTGGAGATTGGAAGAATTATAAAAATTATACTTCTGCTATTACAGATCTTAGAGATTTATATATTGGATGGAATCATAGTAAATCTAAAGCAGAACTTTTAAAAGAACAAGAAAATGATAATTAAAGCATGTAGATTTAAACGTACAAAAAATAGTTGTTGGGAAACTGGAATATCATTTGAATTAAATGGTATTTCAGATAATGCTAGAAAAGCTGAAAGAGTTATTACTGAAGAAGGTATTATAAATGATGTATACGATATTCAAGATTGTTTATCTGATTTATGTATTGAAGTTACTGGTATACTAAATAATATAATCAAATGAATGGTAAAATAGAATATGGATTTGGTAAAGAATATCTATCTAATTGGACACTTAAAGAAGCTCTTAGAGAAGTTCTTCAAAATTATATTGATTATGGAGAATATAAAATAGAAACTCTTCCTACAGAATATCCTTCTGAACAAGTTGTTATAAGAATTAGTAATAATTATATTCCTGAGAAACTTGAATTTCTTAGAATTGGCAATACTGATAAAGGTAATAATTCTAATGCTATTGGACATCATGGGGAAGGTCTTAAAGTTGCATTTTTAATATTTCTTAGAGAAAGTTTATCATTTAGAATACTTACTAAAGATTTAGCTATTACTCCTACTTGGAGTATTGATGATTTAGTTGGTGAAACACTTCGTATTCAATATACAGAAAATAATATTTATAATAATAAATTTATTACAATATTTGAATGTCCAAGAGATATTTATGAAGAATTTATAAAGGATATTATTAATGAAAATGATATTATACATAATAATTATTATGGGGATATTGTAGATAAACCTAAAGGTAATATTTATTCAGGCAATTTATTTGTATGTAATATTCCTAAATTATCTAATGCTTATAATATTAAACCTTGTAATCTTTCTTTAGATAGAGATAGAAGTGTTCCTAGTGATTGGGATATTCAATATTACACATCTAAAATATTACAAAGTTATAATCAATCTAAAGAAGTATCTATAACTACTAAAGAATTAGAAGGTAAAGATTATTCTTATACTGATGAATTACCTGATAATATTGTAAATCAATTTAATCGTAGAAAAGTAGGTAGTAAAAATGTTTATATTAATAAAGTCGATAATGAACATATTCAAAATAGACGTATTACTGAAATATTAGATAAACATCCTAAGTTTGCTAAAGATAATAAAGTTAGTGCTAGACAACAATTTAAATATAAATTAGAAAAGACTAAACGTAAATCTTTAAAAACTTTAGTAAAAGAATTTAAAGCTAATCATTGTAGAAATACTGAAATGTTAGATGATATTAATATTATAATTAAACGATTATGATTAGAATACCTATGGTTGCATATGCTGCATTTTGTAATGATTTTCCTAATCTTATAAATGATTTAGAACGTCAATATTATTATATTCAACAAGATAGTATGAAATGGTGTTTTGGATGTAAAGCTACTATTAAATTTATAAACAATTAAATTATGACTCTTACAGATAATAAACCTATTATAATAGGTAATCATTTAATAACTGGAATATGCATAGATAGTTTTGAAGATTTAGAAAGTGTTGTTAGAACTCATGGTAGTATTACTTTACGTAATTTTGGTAATAATATTTATGGAGCTAGTATGGTAATGAATTGGAATTATAGTATAGTATCTAAACGTATTATAAATAAAGAGATGTTTGTTACTATAAATATAAACAATATTATTCGTCAAGAACGTCCTAAACGTAGTTATAATCGTAAGAAATCTAAAACAGTTATTAGTCCTAAAATATTATTAATGAACAATCCTTTACATGATAATCATATTAATCAACATTTATAATGGGAAAGAACGAAATTAAAAGTTTTAGAACTAAAATACCTTTAGATAGATATTTAGCTCACACTAATATTGAAACTAAAGAACTAATATTAGGAGATATAAAGCTAAAAGCTTTTAATAAACTATTACGTTCTACAAGTGAAAAAACTATTATTGGTACATTTATTGATGGTAGTGGTAATATAAAATGTATTCTAACTGATAAATGGGATATACAAATTCATAAAACTTCTGAAATATTTATTATAGCGGAAGTAGTTCTTAAAGAACAAATTAAAGATTCAAAATATGTTGAACAATTAAGTTTATTTGAAGATGTCAAAACAGGAAAAGATTCCAACAATGAATAAAGAAATAGTTGCTAGTGCTACTGTAGTAAAACCTAGAGTATCATTAGATGATATTATTAGTGAATATTCAAAGTTATATAGAGAGATAGAAGAAAGTGATGAATTTACAGAAGAACTTCAAGAGAAACTATTTGTAAATGAAGAAAATTGTGCTAGAAAATTACTTGGTTATCGGTATATGATAACTATGAATGAAGCTACAATTGCTAGTTTATATAAACCTGAAATTGAAAAGATGGGTTTAAGAATTAAAAGAGCTGAACGTAATAATACTTACTTTAAAGATAAAGTATGTTTAGCTGCTGAAATATTTGGTATAGATGGTAAGTTTAAAAGTGATATTATTAATGTAAGTTCTGTTGAAACAATAAGTTTGGATACTAATGATGAATTAGTAAAAGAATCTATTGATGAAATTAAGAAGTGTATTATTGATAATAATACTGAAAATATTACTGTTGAAACTGAATTAGTAAAATGTAGTTTAAATATTAATGGTAGTCCCGAAGCATTAGCTAAAATAATTAGTTTTATTGTAGAAAATGAAGACACTATTGATTATTCAACTTTAGACACTACTGTTACTTTAGATAGAAAAGCTGCTAAAGAATTAGTTCAAGAAGTTGAAGAAGTTAATAAAAGTATACAATCTCAATATGACGATGTAATCAATATGTTGAAATCTTCTCCTGAGAATATATCTCAAGAACTTATTGATGGTATAGCAAAACCTGATTATCGTAAAATATCATTTAAAGGACTTAGTCTTAAATCATCTCATTTACCTAGATTTAGCTAACATGGAAGAAGAACTAATTCACTTAATAGTGCAGTTATGTTCAGATGGTACTTTATTAGCTTATGACCCTAACAAGAAATTAAATCTAGTTTTTACTAGTCTTACTTCTTGGTCAACACTTCATGATATATATAAATATTCTACTCTTTCTAGTGCTGCTAGAAAAGGAATAGATCGTAACTTTAATATTAAATATGTAAAGTACTATTTTAAAAATACTCAAACAAATGAAGAAATAGAAATTCCAAAAGAACATATATCAAGTATTTTATCTAATATTAATAAAGGTTGAGGTAATTCTCAACCTTTTAATAATTCTTATAATGCTAAATAAATTAAAGAAGTATTTGAAGAAATACTTACAAACTTTAAAAGATAATCATTTTAAATATACTTACATAGACAAAGTTGTTTATAGTAAAGAACTTGCTAGAATGATTATTAATAATAATAAGTTTAATTTTATTGTAATAGATAAAACTAATACTACTACAGTAATAACATATAATTCTGATAATAAAAGTTTTGAATTATATAATATAGAAACTCCTAGAAGAATATATTATACTAAAGAACTTAAGCCTAATTTATGGTTTAGAATATTAAATATAGTTGAATAACTTTTTAATCTAACAACGAATATCATTCATCCTCGTACCTACTAGATATTCGTTAGTCAATCATTGATAACACTTAATAATACAGTATGTCTGAAAACGTAACATTGGTAGATGTAGTATCATCTCAATTAAAATCTATTGGTTATAATAAAGAAACATCTACATTATATGTAGTATTTAAAAATACAGGAATTACTTATAAATATGATGATGTTCCTGAATCAGTGTATAATACTTTACTAACATCTAGTGAAGTAGGTAAAACATTTAATTCTCTTGTAAAAGGTATTTATTCATTTTCTAAAGTTTAATATATGAAAACAATATGTTTATATCATTCTGTTGATTTGGATGGTTGGATGTCTGCTGCTATAGTAAAACATTGGTTTCTTGAAAATCTATCTGAAACTGATTCTTTTATATTAGATGGTATGAGAACTGATAAAGGTTATGAATTATGTATACCAAAAATTATAGATTTTGTAGGTTACACTTATGGAGATAAAGTTCCAGATGTATCTCAATATGATAGAATCATTATGTGTGATATGTCATTACTTAAAGGAGTAATGGAACAATTACATGAAGACCATACTAAAGAAATTATATGGATTGACCATCATTTAAGTGCTATTCGTGATAGTGAAACTCCACTTAAGTATAATGATTTGAAAGGTATTAGAGATACTAAATTTGCAGCTTGTGAACTTACTTGGATGTATTTCTTTGGTAATCCAATTGATAAATTCGGTGAAGTTGAAGAACAGAATCCTATGCCTGAAATAGTTAGACTACTTGGTAGATATGACTGTTTTGGTCATAAAGGTACTGCTGAAGAAAAGAAAGTTTTGGAATTTCAATATGGTGCTAGAAATGCTATAAATAATTATGAAACTGCATATGATTTTCTAAAATATAATTTAGAAGATGATAGTAGTTATACAAAATTAGATACTCATATTATAAATTGTTTACATGTTCATGGAGCAAGTATTTATGAATATCTTTGTCAAGATTCTAAACAAGTTTATAATACTAGAGTTGATATTAAATTAGATAATCTTGAAACTCAAGAATCTTATAAATTTGCTTTAATTAATAAAGAAAGATTTAATCCTATTAACTTTGGTATTGATTACCATAAAGATGGATATGACGGTATTGCTTGTTTTTGGTTATCACCTAAAGGTTGGCATTTTAGTTTGTATAATGATAATGGTCTTGTAGATTGTTCTCAAATAGCTAAATCATTTGGTGGTGGTGGACATAAAGGAGCTGCTGGATTTATTTTAGGTAAAGATTCTTCTATAGATAGTTTTATTATACCTAGAAGATTATAATTATGAATACATTAAAAAATAAGACTACTTTTAGACCTATGACAATAGCATTTGATTTTGATAATGTTATTCATAAATATAGAAATTCTTGGGGTAATGGTGAAATATATGATGAATTAGAAAGAAGTGTTTTACTTCAAATAAGAGACCTTTTAAATATGGGACATTATGTATTTATTCTTTCAACTCGTTCAAGATTTAAAATTAAACATCATTTTGAATATCTACAAGATACTAATTTTGAATATACTAATATGATTAATGATATTGATACTTCAATAATACCTTTTAAATTTGAAACATTTTCTATATTTAAAAAGTTTTGGAATAAAAAATATATTTGTGGTATATGTAATCATAAAGCTGTATTTGATGTATTAATTGATGATAGAACTATTACATTTAATCCTATTAATCCTCCATCAATAGAAGATATATTAAATTTTAAACCTATAACATATATTTAATATATATTTGAATAATTATTAACTACTCACATGACTTGTAAGCTATTATTAACATGGTAGTCTTATAAGTCATTGACTTTTAAAAGATACTATCCTAGTGGTCAATTGTATGCTATTAGTGAACCTAATTTGGTCTATTTATAGGATATAATTTTATCCCTAGTAGGAGCAAGGGTGCAGGACATCCGTTGCAATATCATAGCATTAAAATTACATATAACTATACCAATGCCATGATATAAAGCGAAAGGTGAATCAATAGATATTATATCTAACGATTCACCTTTTTTTAAAGACTTGCTAATGACTCAAATATTTATTGAGCAGCATTAACTATAGGATTATACATACCATAATAACTAATACTAGAATTAAGATAAACTTGTTTATGCCATTGTCTATATCCAGGAATAGATTTTTCTATATCTATACCTATTTTACTTTGACCAGCATACATACCTCGACTATAAACTCTTTCAGATTCATCTCTCCAAGGATATGCAAATGTGTCATATATTAGATTACTAATAGAACCTATTTGTCTTTCCATTGGAACAGTACTTTGTTTAGTACGTTTATAGAATTTAGCCCATCCATAATAAGGTAACATATCTACATATTCAGTTTGTAATCCTGATACTAAATTTACAAGAGAACTATAAGGTTTAAGTACACTATCATCTTCATCATCAGGGTCATAACCTTTACCAACTAAAAATAGTAAACCTGTTATAATTGTAAGATTAACAAACATATAAGCTGTACGTTTAAGATTAGCTCTTTCAACTGGACTTAAGTTGTTATATAAAAACTTATAGTTATGGAAGAAATCTCCATAAGCCTTAAATATATCAACAAAAGCTTTTAAAGCAGGATTCTTTATATGAGCATCTTTAGCTTTATAATATTCAGCTAAAAAAGGTTGTTTAAAGAATTTCATTGTATCAGTAAATGCTCCACTTCTATAATGATTTAATGCTTCATCGTGAGGTTGATTAGTACCTCTAGCTAATGGATTAATACTATACTTAACTCCCATGTATCTTATCCATGTAGGTCGCATCCATTTTCTAAATTGAAAAGCAACTTGACCTAACATAGTAGCTTGTAAAGCACCTTTATCAAGAGTATTATAAATACCATGAATAGATTGATTTAGATACTTTACTCTATCAATAAAATAAGCTTCTACTTGACTAGTAATTAATGGATCTACAACAAGTTTACCAATACCTTCACCAGTTTCTTCAAATTTATACATATCTAATACTTTCGTATATTTAGTATCAAATTTATTAGATGCTTCTTTTCTACGAGTATCATATATTTCATTGAATTTAGCAATAACCTCTTTAGGTATACTTCTATGATTCATTTCAGCCCAAACTTTAGCATGGTCAGTATATGAAAATTTATCTTTAGATTTAGATTTTTCAGTTTTTATAAATTCATCTAAACTTTCTAATAATTTAGTAGGTAAGATTTCTTTATAAATTTGATATTTTACATCACCAATAAATTCTTCTCTTGACATAATAGCTCCATCTACAAATCTATGAGAATGCATAAGAGTAAATAAAGTAGTATATTGTAACATATGTTCACCTGTAATTGTAGGCATATAAGCTAACATATCTGCAACATCTATAAATTTACTTGCACTACCTCTAGTTTCTCTATCTATAGCTCCTTCTGTATGGTCATGATAAATGTCTGACATACGTTTAATAATAGCTACAAATTGATTAGGCATTGCATTAGGGTCATTGTTATGAACATTAGCAATGATTGTAGATATATTACTCATATAAGTATTAAATCCTTTACCAAATTCTTTACGATTAGCATATTCACCACCTTGATATTCAATAAACAAATCTGCCATACCTTTACTAACATTCTTTACACCACTATGAAAGTTAAACCACATAGTATTCATACTTGTTAATCTCATACCAGAACCAAGTATTTGGTCAAATAGATTACTAGTATTAGATTTTAAAGATATTACTTCATCAAACTTATTATAAGATTTATATGTTTGAGTATCTTTACCTGATTTAGTAGCATATACAATATCTTTATTTTTTAAAGTATTAGATAACATTGTTCTAGTTTTATCTAGATAATCTTTACCGGCTGAATCTCTAACTCTAGCTTTAAAGTTTTCACTACCTACTTCATTTCTAACAAGATTATATATTTGTTTAAAATCAGAATAAGATTTAATATTATATAGTTCTTCTATTAAAGCATTTAATACTGATGGTATATCATAGTTCATTTTATTTTGCATTTTAGCTGCAAACTTTTCTTTAACTACAGCATTATAAGCAAGTACATCTTCAAGTCTATCAAAACGTTCTACTCCAACTTCAACACCTTTATTTTTAAATTCTTGTAGTTTCTCATTAGCTTTATTCACAACATCTACTTGATATTCTTTTTGTGATTCTTCATGAGTCTTATAACGAATATTAATAATATGTTTTACATCAGGAGCAGTAACATATCTAGATTGATAAAACCAACGTTTATTATTAAATACATCAGTTTCAATATGTTCTTCTTGTATATTAGTCCATCCAATAAACTTTTTAAATATATCTCCTATACTATGGCTAGTACTCATAAAAACATAAGGTGTAAAATCTTCATCAAATATTTTATCAGGGAATACTTCTGCTACAATATTTTGAATAAGTCGTTTAGTATCTCTAAGAAATAACTTTTCTTGTTCTGATAAAACTGAATATTCAGCAGATTCATATTTACTAATAGGTATAACCTTTTGTATAGTTATTCCTGTAAATTCAGGAGTAGTGTACATATAGTTTATAGTTTTATAATAAGATTTAGTATCAAATTTACTAATTAAATCTCCATCATTAATAACTATATGATGTCTTTTTTCAAACTTAGTTTTAAGTTCTTTATTAGCCCATAAACTTTGAGATATATAAACTTGCATGATTTGTTTATACATTTCATTATCTGAACCATCAGGATGTTGTCTATCTATATTTTCATAATAACCTAATTTATTTTCATCTAATGAATCAATATCTTTAGCATAATGACTAGCAGTTTTAGCATATAAATCTTTGATACCTACAAATTCATTATCCACTTGAATAAGAACATTATTACTTTTAGAGTTTAAATCTTTGTTAGTATAATCATCAGATTTATCTAATTTAAGTATAACATCATGACTAGAGCCTTCTGATTCAATTGTAACAAGTTTATAGTAATTAAAATTATTATCTAATGACGCATCAACAAATTTAGAATCCTCTAAGAATCCTTTAAGTTGTTCTTTAGATAATTGTTTCATTCTACCAATAGAATTTTCTATATATGTAGCAGGATAAGATGTTGTGTCAATAGTAGATTTTTTAGTTACTGAAAATGGTGAAAATGTATCTCCAATATTACTACCTTTGAATACATAATCATATTTTAAAGTTATTTCACTAGCATAACTTCTTCCAGCTTTATACAATTGGGCAACATCAATGTATTTAGATTTAGCAGCATTAAACATTTTAATATCGTCATCTATTTTTTTCCAATCATATTCAGATAATAAATTACCAGTTCTATGATTTACAAATTTACTTCTAATATAAGATTCTCTAGATTTATTATATTCTAATTTAGTACCTTGTTTAAGAGTATCTTCATACTTCTTCAACATATCTTGAAGTTGTACAATTCTATCATTACGTTTACCTTGAACTTCAAGTCTAATTTCAGACATCATAAACATAGAGTTATCAAGAAGTCCTACACCAGTTTGCCCCATAGAATCAAGTAGAGATTGAGTAGTAGTTATATCATCATTATACTGCATTACATGAATATATAAATCTGATAATTCTTCCGGACTTAAATCAGTACTTAACTTAGCATCAGGAATAGTATTTAATGATTCATTGTACTCTTTAATTTTACCATATCTAGTAAGATTATTATATTTACCATTACGACTATATGGAAATACAATATGAGCCATATATTCTTGAACTTTAGCAGATATAGCTGTGTTAAGATAATCAATAGCTTTACCAGTTTTAATATCATCTACATTTAAGAAGTTACCATATAAAGGAGCACCACTACCATCTTTAGGAATATCTAATCTAATATTTTCAATAGTTCTATTAAAAGCTTTTACCCATTTAAAAAGTTTATCAACTTCTATTTTGTTTTCATCATCTAATAAAGCATATTCTTCACTAGTAATATTAGGAACATTTATATTAGAAATAGCTAGAATTTTATCTGCTGCATAAAACATTTTTTTATAATCATATAATTTTGCAGCAATTTGAGATTTATATCCAGCATTATTACTATTCATATATTTACCAATTTGTAATTGTAAAACATTTACACGTTCTACAGTACCATCAGGTTTATTAAATTGAATAAAATCAGTTTGAATATATTCAATAATCTTATGAAGTAATTGAATATTACTAGCCATAGCATCATCAATAGCATTTAATTGATTATCTGTTTCAGTCATTCTTTCAAGAGTATTCTGCATATCAGTAATAGCTAAACTGAATTGGTCAGGTCTAGTATTGTTCTCTCTTTTTAATTCATCAAACAAAGTTTTAGCTATAGAAGCAATTTCTAATTGTTTCTCTCTAAAATTATTAATATCCATTGTACTAGCATTAATAATATTTTTAGTTAGATGTGATTGGTCTAATATAGATGAACGTCTAATATTATCTTTCACTCCAATCTCAATATATTCATTAGATTTATTACTAGTAATATTAGCTTTATAAATAGATTCTCCTACACCCATTTTAAAAATAGTTTTAATAGAATTAAATCTATATAACATAGACATATTTCTAACAAATGGAATTATAGCAGTATCATATTGTTCTTGAGTATATTTACTATCTGAAATACTATCTCCTACAATAGCAATATTATCATCTTCTGTAAGATTAATAGTTTTAAAGAACTCATGATTAAGTTTATCTAATGTTGTATATATAGTTTTATCAGATTTAAAATTACTTTTATAAATACTATTTTCACCAATATAAATAACTTTATCTACAGAATCAATAATATCTTTAGCAGTTTCACTATGAGATTTATTAGATTTAGTTATAAGATTATTATATGTATATATATCTTTATTTACAGTTTCTCCTAAGAAATTAGTAGTTTTAGATTCTACAACATTATATAATAATGATGATTTCCTAGGTTCTGATTTAGTTTGACTATTATCATATATATGAATCAAATCTTTATAATATTGTTCTGATTCATTATCACCTTTATATTTAGCAATTACAGTACTATCTTGAGTTTGTTCATCTTGAGTAGCAAATTCATAAGGTAGACTTTTAGTAACTGGAAAATAATAAACATTAGTACTACCAGGAATATCATATCTTTCAAGAACCATGACTTTAGTATTTGATATTTCAGGTATAGTTGTAGATACATATTTATATCTAGAAATATATGAAGTATCATTAGCTTCTAATTCTTGTACAATAATAGGATAAGCTTTTGCAGCATAAATACCACTATTAAATCCTAACGCTAAAGCATTCCCAAATTTATTTACTACTGGACTAATAGATTTATCTCCATGAAGTTGTGATTTAAGATATTTAGTCCATAATTCAATAGAATCTTTATCTAATTCATCATCATTCATTTGTTCATATTTACTTTCTAAATCTAATAGAGCTTCATTAGTTTTATAAAGTCTATTATGTTCAAGATTATCTTCCTCAGCAAACGTATTATAAGCATACGGGTTATTCTTTTCAGATTCTACTTGTGCTGAAATAATATCATATTCTTTAGATTTAGTAGTAAACAATGATGGGTCTATAATTTTAGATACATTAATACCCCATGCGAGACCATTAAAATAAAATGAATATCTAACTAAATCTCTAGCAGTTTGTCTAAGAAATGGATTCTCATTAAAAAACATATTCCTAAACGTTTGTTGAAGTTTAGCAATATCTTTAGAAGTATTAGACATATCTAGTTTATGATAACCATTCTTTAAAAGATTATTCTTTTCTAACTTAGGGTCGAATAATTCTAATAAATCAGTAATATTATTCTTATCATTAATATTATATTTTGAAGTAAAATTATTAATATGATTTTTAAGAAGATATACTTGATTAGCTACAGATAAATTTCTATATTCTTGTAATGATAAATTCTGAGTATCAACTTTAATATCTGAAAATATTGAGCTTGTAGGTGTTGTTGTTTGACCGTCACGAACAGCATTTTCAACTGGCACTACTTTACCTACAACTCTCAAACGTTCAATACTACGCATTAGAGGGCTGTTTGAATTACCATTGAAGAATGGAACACTATCATAAATATGTTCAGCAATTACAGTATCTAATATACGTTTATATATGTTCTTAGATGATTTACTATACATATTACCCGATAGTCCTAATTCAGCCACTATACCCGTAACAAGAGCATTCATATTTGGATTTGAAGATAATAGTATCTTAGAAAATAGTTTAGTACTAAAATGATAATTATTTACAAATTGAGATTCAAAATAAGGTAGACTACTTTTAGTAAAATCATAATCATCGGCTAGTGTTCCTTTAACTACATTGGGAAATACTGATTCCATTAAAGTTTTATCTCCAACTTTTAAACCACTTTTAGGTATGCTTAATTTTACTTGAGCAAAGTTTTTAATATCACTATTACTATCAATTGCAAATTTACCTTTACGTAATTCACTATCTTCATGTTCACCTATTTTAAATATTGAATTGTATTCTTCTATAACCTCTTTAAGAATTTCTTCTTTACCACTAAGACTATTAGTAGAATCATATAAATATTTAATATTTTGTTTCTCTTTAATACTAAATCCAGCTTCAGTTAATTGAGATTCAAATTCACTATAATCAATATATAGATTAGCCATATCACTAATAAGTTTAATAGTAGTATAACTATCAGGTGAAGTACCTAACTTATCAGTTCTTAATACTAAAGATGATTTAGTAATTAAATTACTAGTTTTATCATATTGTTGATATAATTTAAATATAGATATTTGTTCATCTAAAAAGTTTACATAATCTATTATAGATTTAGTATCCTCATGTTGACTAACATCCATATTGTAAGTACCATTCTTTATACTATTTGTATAAATATCATGAAGTTCGTCTATAGATTTATAAGCATTTTCATCAGTAATTTTAATCTTACCTTTATCAGTTGTAAATACACTAGTATTAGTAAATTCACTAACTTTTAAATTATCAAATAAACTTTGTATTTGAGATTGATTTTCTTCAAATAAAGTTTCTATCTGTAATTGTGTATCTGCATCAGAAATATCATTTATAAAACTATATAGATTAGCTTTAAGATTATCAGTATCTTTAGCAAATTTAATAAGTTCTGAAAATACAATATCTGTAGATATTCCAGTAGTATCATACATAAATATTTGTTCACCATTAATCATGGCTTTTTTCCATTTATCTACTTTAGCAGAAATAGCTCTAGCTTTAATATCTTCAGGATTATTAGAACTAGTACTTACTGTTACAGAAGTTTTATGTATAAATAAATCTAGTATAGATATAGCTTGTGGATTAGTAGTTAACTTACCAGTAAGCAAACTTATATTATTTAGATTATTTAATATACTAACTCTTGTATTATTTACAATATTTCTATAAGCCTTATTTTTATCAGCATATGAATCTGAACGTTTAGATTCATTTATTAAAGATATAAATTTAGATACTATAGGTTGATGAATAATAAGATTAGAATATGCGAATGAATTAGGAGTTCTAGAATTATCTTTACTATATAAATTTGTATTATGTGATACTGGAAGATTTGCAAGTAAATCTAATACACCACTAGTAGTACCATTTATATTATGCCCCATTTTCTCTTTTACAGCATCAAGAACATTTGCTGCAATTTCAGATGATTGTTCAGTAATATATTGACCTTGTATATTCTTCCAACTATTAGATTTATTATTAGCTAAATGAGAATTAAATATCACATATCTAGCTTCTGAAGTTTCAGTAGCAGGTTGATATAACCATGATTTATTTTCATCACCAATTAATTCATTCAATACTTTACGATGTTCATGAATATCTCCAGTAGGCATTTCAGATTCTGTAATAACTATTGGAATAGCAAATTCATTACTAACATTAGCATTAACTACACCTAATAATGAATAAGTATTTTGACTAGCAATAACAATACCTTTAAGTTCAGCAACAGTTTTATTTAATGATGTGATTCTATTTCTATCTAATATATTTGTAAAGTTTAAAGTAGAATTAGATATACCCATTTCATTATTTATTCCTTGAGATACTTTAGATATATTATTAAATTCATTTACTTTCTCTCTAAATATATTAGAATCTTCACTAATAACTCTAGCCATTAAAGAATCAATAATCATATTTTCTCTAGTTTCTTTAGTCATTTGTTGTAGTACTGGAAGTTGATTATATCCATCACTTACTTCTTTAGACATTAAAAAATCAGAAACTTTATTGTCATAATCATTATTAATAGATTCAATTTGATTATTCAAATCTTCTGTAAGGACTTTATTTCCTACACTTTTTTCTTTAGCTAATAAGAATAATAAATTTTTAGTTTGAGCACTAGTTAAGTCTTTAGATTCTAAGAAATCTTTAATAGTAGTTTTATTACTAGGGTCTAAAGTTCTTTCGATAGCATCCTGAAGTTCTAATAAAAATTCATCATATTCTTTATTATAAGTATCATCTAAAGCATTATCATACTTATCAACTACATCTACTATACTAGAAGTATGGTCTTGAGTGATATCTCTAATTTTAGATATAACTTCTTTATATTTAGAATCATTAGGATTATCTCTAATTTCATCCAATATATCTCTAGTAGTATTTAAAGCATCATCATGTAAATCTTCTAACTTAGATTTATATTCATCTCTAGCTTTAAAGATTAATGCTTTTCTAGCTAGTTCTAAATTATTATATTCATTAAGAAAATAAGTTTTTACATAATTAATACGTTTATTAGTTTCAGTATTATGAATATCTTTGTTTTTAGGATTAATATCATATTCGTAAGAAATAGGATATAATTGTCCATCAGCACGTTCATAAAGATGTCTAGTATAAATATAAATAGTATCAATATCATAATCCCAACCAGTACGTTTAGATAAGTGTTTTGGAACCATTATCTGAGAAGAACTATTATTCATAAAACCAACTACTTCTGCAACAAACGATGATTGCATACCTTCATGAGGAATACGTGTAGCATAAACAGTTCTTGATTCTTTGGGAATTTTATTAATGTCTATCTTACGAATTTTATTTACTACACCTTTATTGTCAGTAACATATTCATAAGTAGCATATTTATCAAATCTACTATCCCAAATATTTAATACTATTTCAGCAGGTAAATTCTTACTAGGATTATTAGGGTCTGGTCTTTCAGCTCGAAGTTCCCAATTTAATTTATCTTGTTGTTCAGCAATAAATTCATCAGTCATAGACATCATACCTTTAGTACGGTATTCATTTATACTATCAAAACCTTCAATATCCTTTTCACCATATTTATAATCAATAGGTTGCATAAAAACATCAGGTAAAATAGTTCCATGTATCTGAGGAAGTTCAAGATTTACATTACTATTAGTAATAGATGCTTGAAGTATATTTTCAATAACTCCTTTAATAGTAGGATGATTTAATGACATAAGTTTATCATTACTATTTTCCATTGCAGAAAAAGCTTCCATTAAAGATATATCTTCATTGTTAGCATAATAACGACGAATGATTTGTCTTACTTTATCAGTATCAATAAGAATATCTCCTTTACCATCATGTAGAATTTTACCATTCTTCATAGCACCAAAAGAATATATTAATCTATCTCTACCCTCAGCAAGAATATGATGAAGTGCAGCATGTCTATTTTCAAATAGTCCACGTTTACCTTCTTCATAATTATTAGTTCTACCTTTATAAGGAACACCATTTACTTCAAATATAGAATCATTGTTTAGATTAACATCAGTTTTCTTATTTGCTTGTGTAGATATTTTACCACGTTTCTCCATAGTATGAGAAACTTGTTCTTGTTGTATTCTAAGATTATTACGTTTAAAACGAATAACATAATCTTGCATATTTACAGGTTTTCCATTAATAGTAGTATCAATAGTTTGAATCCCATCAACTTCTTTAGTTCTTAGTTCATAACCATTACTAATTCTATTACCAGTTTCTGTATCAACTTTAGTAAATATATCATGTAATCTAAATGTAGGTACTGAAAGTTTAGAACTTGATTTAAAATTTATTTGGTCAATTTTATTATCATTCATAAACTGAGTAAGAACTTCAAGTTTAGTTCCTATAAATAGTTTAGGAAATAGAACCATAGTACTATTTTTCTCTTGATAAGAACTAACATTACCAGTAAATAAACCATTAGTTTCAGTTTGTCTGCTATACATGAAGTATTTCAACTGCTCTACAATTGTGTAGAAATCACTAGGATTTAACGCAGTTTTAGGGTCTGTGAGAGCATCAATATACTTTTTCATACCTTTGTAATGGTTGGTACTTTTAGCTCGTTTAATGAACTCCTCTACAGTTATAAAAGATAATCCATTACCAACTTCAATAGCATCACCATATTGAGCCATTAAAAATTCTTTAGATAAACCTTTAGCATTAGAAAGTTCATCTAGCATATTAGATGCTGTCCATACATCTTCAACAGTTACAGAAGAATATGTTTCAGTGTCCATATTAGTAATACCACTACGAATGATTTCACTAACACGTTTATTTATATCATCAAAATGTTTGTATTCATATTGACGACCATAAAGTAAATCTTCACCAACATTAATAGACGTAATATAATCATTAATGAAAGATTCCATCATAGCTTTATTATATTGAGCTATAACTTCTTTGTCTTTAGTTCTACTATAATCATCTTGTTTAGTAGAATCATTAGTGTCTTGTTCTTCTAATGTTAGAATTGTTTTATGAGTTGATATAATATTAGCACCAGTCTTTCCTTTATTAATTTCTAGTTCAGATGTACCAGGAACATAAGGAGGAATAGTATCTGTTATCATCATCATTAAATCTTTAGCAATACCTTGAGTATTATCAATCATATATTTTTGATTGTTCTCAATATATCCATCTATAAATTCATAAACAATATTATCAAATACAGTTTTAGCTAATTGAATATCCTCATTTAAAAGTTTAGCAGTCATATAACTAGCTTTCTGTTCTGTAGAAAGTTTATTATATTCATTTACTGGAATTATATTACTATAATTACCATCACTATCAGTTTTAGAATTTACTATAATAGGATGAGTTTCTTTAGTTAGTCTATTTACTAAAGCTATTAAATCTAATTGTGTAGATTCAGAACCTAAGTATTTTTTAGCATAATCTTCTAATGTAATCTTTTTACCATTAGAATTAAAACTCATTCTAAGAAATTTAAAAACTTGACCAGTAGGAAGTCCTTTATCTAATATAATAGCTTTACCTTTAATTTCTTTACCATTATTATTGTTATCATATTTTGACTTAGTAAATTTACCATTAAAATCTCTAACATTATGTAAAGTACCAGCATCACCTTTTTCTTGAATACCATCTTGTAAAGAAATACTTTTTACATATCTAGTACCTGATTCAGTAAAAGCATATTGATATTGTAACATTCCCTTAGAAGCTATTTGCATAGAAACAACTTCTCCCATAATAGTTCTTTTAAGAGCTGCTATAGGTTTAGATGATTTATAGTTTTGTTCATAAGCTTTTTTAAGCTCATGATTATTAGCTATAAGTTTAGCAGGATTATCTAAATAGCTTTGTACATTAGATTTAAGTGTTATAAGGTCTGCTGCATGAATAATACTATCTCTAACACCATTATTGAAAACTAATTCAAATGGTAAGAAAGGAGTTACTCCACTCATAGATGGTAGATATAACATTGTATTATCATAGAACTTACTAATAAATTCTTTATTTTTAGATATAACATCTTGTTTAGGAAGATTTAATAAATATCTATATATATCACTTAATGCTTTTTCATAAGTATCTGGATTATCAGATTCTAAATTATTAGATATTAATTCATTTACAGCAGGACTATTTACAATAGCTAAATATTTATATGCCCCATTAGACATATGTTCTATATCTAATAATTTAGTTTTATCTTTATATTCTGTATGATTATAAAGTATATTACTTTGAGCATTATTATTAAAAGCTTCTATAACAGATTTAGTAGTATCTTTTATAGTATTATTTATCTGAGTATCATCATTTAAAATATTTTTTAAATCTTTAATAGACTTGATAGAACCATCTCTATAAATACCATTCTTTACAAGTAATGGAAAATAGAATTTACTATCATCAGTTATTTCAGATTCTGATTTAGCTACAATATTACCTAATTTATCTACCCAACCTATTTCATTTAATAGATTTTTATAAGATACAAACATACCATTTTCATCAGTAAGAAAATGTTTAAGTCCAAACTTAGCATTTTGAATTAAGTAAGAAGCAGTTGAATCAGATGATGGAGTTGCCCATATACCTTTAAGAGAATTAGCTACAGCAATTAAGTCAGAAGTTAAGTCTGTAATCTTATCATAAGCTAAGCCAACACCATTATTTTTATTTTGTAAACCGCTATAACTTTCAGTACGAAGATTCTTTAAAAATTCTCCATTAACTCCAGTTACTTGTTGTTTACCTGATTCATCAACTTTAAAATCAAATAAACCTATACCTGAATGATTCCATAAAAAGTCATTATGTTCAAGAATAGGACTATTAGTAAAATCTTTAAAATATAATTCAGCAGCAGCTTGGTCTATAGTTCCATTTGTAGGAGTAATTACTTTAGCAAAATCAGTCCAATAAGATGGTTTATGTGCCGACCATTCCATTTCTCTATTTGCATTACTATAAGATAGATTTATAGCATTAAAATATTTGAGAGCATTGTAATTAGCTAATTCTCTAAAACTTCCTTGCTCTTTAAAATACTTTTGAAATTTATATTTTAGTTTAGCATCTTCTTTAAGATTCTTATATGCTGGAACAAATTTAGAACCATATTTCATAGTTACTAAATCTTGAGTTATATAATTAAGTTTATCCATTATAAATGAAAACTCACTTCTATATAATTCTGATAGTTGAGAATCTTCTAATTGAGATGTAAAAGAATCTTTATCAGTAGCTAATGTTTTACCAGTTTTAAGTTGAATAGCTTGAAGTATATCTTTCATAGATATAACTGATTCAAGTTTAAGCTTACTTAATCTATCTTGAATCCATTCATATTTTTCTAATATAGTTCTATTATTAAAATTAGTAGATTCTATATTTTTGGCAATACTATCAGTTCTATTAAAACCATGTTTAGGAGTACTAGATAAAATATCTTCTAAATAATTAGAAGTATTTTCAAATGTAATCTGAGTACGTGAAACTAAACTTTCATAAGATATATTTTCAGCTTTGGAATTATAATTATTTTGAGTTCCACCTAAAGTAATACTACCATCAGGTTTAGTAAAAATAGTCATAGTTTTACTAATAGTAACTGGTAAGTTAGTACTAGCATAAAAACCATTCCATATAGCTTCATTAGTTTTTAATAGTTCTATAAATGAAGTTAATACTCCACCTAATTGATTTTGATTTACACTTTCTAATGTAGATATTTTTTGTTCTCTAGTAGTATTATTTGTAACAGTACTAATAAATAAATTCCATACATCATCAATTGTAACAGGTTCTGATACACCAAATCTACTTTCTAAATCATTAGTATTTATAATAGATTCTAATGCAGCAGTATTCATATGTTGAGATAAAACAAATTTTATCTCTTGCATAACATTACGTTTTTGGTCAATCTTTAAAGCAGCTGCTCCACCATATTGAGCTCTAGATATTTCTGTTTTGATTTCATTACCATTATCATCAAAATCATCTATTTCTACTATACTATCTACACTATTAATATGAATACCATATTTTTGTAGTTGTACTAGCATAGCATCATAAATAAATGGTCTAGTATTATTTTTATTTACTGTAAATAGACGTTCTAAAAGTAAATTATATTCAGCTTTTAAATCATTTATTTTATTAGCATACATTTTATTAGTTTCAGCTGAATTATTTCCGCTTAATTCTTTTTGCCATGTAGTTACTAAATTATCTCTAAATTCAGATATTTTAGTTTTAATAAATAAATCTATAGTTCTTTGTTGTAATTCAGTAGATAAACCTTTTTGTTTCTTATCGAATATTAATTGAAATTTATCATAATCTTTTAATATAATTGAAGCAACTAATTTACTAGCAAATTGAATTGTAGCACTATCATATTCACTTCCTAGTATAGAAGCTTTTCTAGTACTTACATCTAACATTTGATTATCAAATAAGATATTATCTTTAGAACTAAACATCGAACCTTGTGATGTTAAAATAGAGTTACTATTTAAAGCAACTCTAGAAGTAATTTGAGAAGTATAATATACATTCTCTAATTTTAGAAATATAGTTTTGTTTGAAAGAATATTACTAATAAGATTATCAGAAGTAATATTTAGACTAGTAGCCAATTCATCTAATTGTAATTTAGAATCAAATTGTACTAAATTAGTATTAGTAAGTTCATCTATATTAGAAGTTGTAAATACTTCTTTAGATGAAATACTAATTTTGGAAGGTTCATAAAGTTCATCTAAAACAGGAGTAATAGATGATTCTAAAACATTAATATCATCATTATAAAGTTTATTAAATTTGGCAATATCAAGAGTATTCATAGTTCCAAACTTTACACGTTGTAAAAGTTTCCAATCTCCAAATACTGATTTAAAAGATTCAGAGTTATACGAATTGTATAACTCTTTAGTCTTTGTCCTTAACTCTACACCTTTCAATCCGCTAGATTTTAATTGATTGTTTAGTGTTGTAAATAACGTACTATCCACATATCCAGTGCTATTGAATACTTGTGGAATTGTGCTACATTTAGCCATAAGTTTTTGTTTGTTTGTTTATTTAATTAGCAAAGTATTTCGTTGTTATCATCTCTATGATTTGCTTTCTCTGTAAAGATAAACTTATTATCTGACATAACCAAATCTGAACTTAAAATAGTTGAAGCCCTAGGTTTCCTTTGAGGTCTAACTTTTTCAGTTACTATTGGTTCAGTAATATCAGTAGTTTCAGTTGTTACTGTAGGAGTTACTTTAATAGTTTCATTTAATTGACTATAATAATCAGATAATATATCTTTAGCTATCTTAGTATAGTTTTCATTTGATACTTTAAAGTTATAACTAGAACCTAAAGCATTCACAATATTATTATACATTTTAATAATATAATCTATAAATTTATCTAAGAATGTTTCATTAGTTGTTTCTCTTTCATATTTATAAGAAGGTTTAACAACACTTAATACACTCATAATATATGGATTAGTCATATATGTAAATAACTCTTGAGCCATTTGATCACTAACAAATTCAGTATTATCTCCTTTTTTAGATATTCTTTCTAATTCATTTTTTACTTGACCTATAAAACCAGTAATAGTACTTTGTACAAATGTAATATCTTCTGTACCAAATATTTTTAATAGTTCATTAGCTGCTGCAACATTTGGTACTAAATCAGATTTGTAAAAATACTTATTAAAGTCATTTTCAAAAGATTCTATAAATTCAGATACTAGATTATTGTTTTTAGTAATTAAAGCTTTTTTAGCTATATCATCTAATTTAGAAAATTCAGTTATAGAAGTTAGAATAGCATGATAATGTTCATGTATCATAGTAACAAAAGGATTATACATAAGATTCTTACTTTTGGCAGTTGCTATAAATCTATCTCTGTATGTCAATCTAAAATTAATAGTAGATGGTGATACTGATACAGGAACTATATCTGCTAATGTGTCAGCAACATTTCGTTCACCATAATTTTCAATAGTAACATCTTCTTTAATTTCATCTCCTAATATTCTTTGAAGTTCTATAACTCCATTAGCTAAAGGTAATACTTCAGGATTAGTATATTGAATTAAATTAGATACAATAGCAATAGGATTTTCTATAATACCTTTTTGTATAGATGTAACATTTACTAAATCAATTCCTATTTTTAATCCTGCTCCATTTATTAAATCCAAATTACTAAGATTTTTAATATTACCATTTGAATCTTTACGAGTAATAACATCTACATTATTATATAAACCATCAGTATCTAAAGCATATTTAATAGCTCCATTAGATGTTTCATTATTATATTCTACTCCAGTAATAGGGTCAATGAATGTAGATTCATTATTAGCGAATATCATTTTACCTTTTTCATCATATTTATTCTGACGTAATAGATTATTTATAGGTTTATATACTTCATGATTTAAAACACTATTTATAAAATCATCACTATAATTAGCAACAGCTTTATCAATATTATCATTCATACTAGATATATCAACATTTACATTATTCAAATCTCCTAATGCTGAACTAATAGCTTTATTATAAGATTCTTTATCTAATATACCATTTTTAGTATATTTTGCTGCTAACTTAATTGGATTTATTGTTAGATTATATGCTTTAAATTCTTTACCTCTAACACCTAATTCTTCTGTAATAACTATTTTATGAAATATAAATTCATCTACTCCAAAAGCTGTAGTTTCAGGATTTAAACTTTTAAATTTAATAGTTTGTTCTAATGAAAGTCCATCTTTAGATTTAAAAATATCATGAGAAAAATAAGGGTATGATGCTGAGTCATTAGAACCTTGTCCTATAATAATAATATTAGCTAATCCTGATTGAGATATAGATTCTTTAAGTGTAGTAGATATAGTATCACGTCTATCTTGAACTTCAGTTGCTGCGCTACGAATGTCATTGTCCCTCGCTCCTACTTGGTATGTATAAGCTGGACTAACTAATTCATTAACTTGTTTGATATTATCTAAAATAGTTTTAGTAACCCATTTAATAGCTTTAGGATTACCAGTACTGGTTTTATTATAATCAGCACCATCTCCTACATTAGTATAACTCTTTTCTAATGTATTAGTCTTTAATGGAAAATGAGATACTCTACCATCAGTACTAGGGATAAGCATATACATACCTTCTTTACCTGATTGGTATATCTTAGATAATTCAAAATCATTATATATTTCTCCAGTTTCAGCATTCTTTAAAATACCATTTTTATATATAATAATTGGGACACTACTTTTACCATTAACTACAGATTGTGTGATACTATCTTTAATAGATTTAAACTTTGCTTTATTAGGTTTAATTAATATAGATGGCATTGATATTTCAGATATAGCAGCTTTACTAGTTTTTGATTCAGCAAGTAAAGATTTTGTGTTATTATACTTATCTAATTTATCTTTAGTAATAGTATCAAAATTATTAATATTATTTGTAATAGTATTATAAGAAGGTTTAAAAGAATCTATATAATTAATATGTTGACCATAAAACATTATATTTAATACAGCTTCAATTGTAGGAATATTATGTTCTAACGTTGCATTATTATCTTTATTAGTTATATTAAACAAGTCTATAAGTTCTCTAATAGAATTAAATATTTCAGAATCAGTATTTTGAATATCTTTAATAGCTTGATAATACCTATCTTTAGAATATTGTTTATCCTTATCACTTCTATTAGTTGAATCTTTAGTTAGTTTATGTTTATATAATTGTTTTAAAGATTCTAATATACTTAAATCAGTATTAGCAAATTTAGTTTGTAATAAAGTTTTAAATCTAGGATTATCAATCAAATCTTTAAATCCTTTATAATCATCGTTATTATTTACTAAAGTCAAATCTCCATAGTTATTAGCTATATTAGACATAATAGCTATAGGTATTGGGAGTAAATCATGTATAACTTCTATTTCGTTTTTACTATTTAATTGTAAAGTTATATTATCATTAGATTTAATTTGAGATATAACATCATAAATAGTATTAGATTCTTCAGTTATAACTCCATCAATCATTTCAACATCTAAGGCTGTAGGATTAATTTCAGTGTATATTAAAGAAGTATTTTCTAATTGTTCAGTAGAATATTCGTTTAATACTTTAGATATATAATTACTACTATCAGATTTATTATATTTACTATCAATATTAATAGCATTAAATTGATTTAGTAAATGATAATATCTACTACGATTATCATATCTAGCGCCTTCAATATTAGCATCACTCCATTCAATATATTCTCTAATCTCACCTTTACGATAAGGCATTAAATAATTAGGATTTTCAACTTCACGATTTATAGTTTGTTTACCTTTAGGAGTATCAATTGTCTCGGTAGTAGTTATTAATTTATCAGTATCAATATAAACATTATTCCCACTATTAGTTCTTTCAATAGCTAATATATTATTTAATTGATAGTTTAAATCATTTTTAATAGCTTCAAATATATTAGGTAATGTAGCTAATAATTTATTTAAATCTTTAGGTTGTTTATTAGTATTAGCTTCTGAATCATTTTGAATATTATAAGAATCTATCACAATAGTAATAACATCTTTGAATGTAAGTTCATATTCATTATTATAAGTTTTATACTTTTTAAAATCTAATAATTTTTGAACTAATAAAACTTTATCATTAATACTAGATAAAAGACTATCATATTTCTCTACAGATAACGAAGCATTATTAATAAGTCCTAATATTTCACCAGATAAAACCCTAAGTTTAGGACTACTATTTTCAAGTATTGAAGCTGCTTTAGAAGTTAAACCTTTATGAGTATTTAATAATTGAAGTTCATTATTATTAAATATATCTTGCAAATAAGGTTTAATATTAGCAAATTCTTCATTAGCATTATAAGAAGTATTACCTTTTTGAATATAAATTTTAGATAAATCTTCAACAGCTGCTTTAGTAAACATAACATCCCATAGTTGTTCAAATGTCCATCTATATTGAGAATCTAGAACTACTCCTTCAAGACTCTTTTGTTGAATGTAATTAGACACTAAAAACTCATATAATTTACTAATAACTAAACCATTAGTTCCATCAATATTATTAGTAAAACTAAATACACCACCAATCATAGACCTAAGATTTTTAAGTCCTTGATTTTGGTCAGCATCAGATTTAGATATTACATTATTGATTAAATCTAATACATCTGTATATCGTTTAGATAAATCATTTAATCCAGTAGTAGTTTTTAAATCTATACTTTCAGGGTCTTTAATACCTAACTTAGTTTTTAATGGTGTAATACCATCCGCAGCTATACCATCGAAAGCACTATCTGATGGTTTGAAAGTTATTATAGAATTATCATTTTGAGTATCATAAAATATTTCTCCACGATTATTAGCTATTTGAACATTACTAAGAGCTTTAGTATTAATCATTTTATTAGCTAAACTAGCAGGTTCTATTTTAGATATTTCTACTATAGATTTAGTACTAGCATTATTATAAGTTACATCAATTGGAATAATACCAACTTCAACAATATTAATATCTATATTAGGAATAAGTTTCTTTAATAAATAAGCATAAGTGTTTACTTGTGTAACAAATTTAGATAGATTAGATACTCGACTAAAGAATTTATTAGTTTTAAGTTGTTTAGATGTTTTTATATCGTATATATAGACATTATTGTTACTGTCTAATAATAGTAAGTCAATAGTCCCTGCAACCCCTGACAGCTTGTCAAATAGCTTTATATTTGATGCTAGTACTTTTAAACCTTTAGCATTAAATTGTTGCTCTAAGCTCTCTAAATAGCTTATAAAATTATCGAATACTTCATTATTTGTAAAACCATAACTACTATTACTTTTAAGATTAGTTTTATCAGTAAAGAAATCTCTAATTAAAATATCAACTTGATTACCTACATCACTTCCTCTATCATGTTTATTAGATTCAGAAAATGCTTGTCGTTCTTCAACAGACATTTCATCCATTTTTAAACTACTAGCACTAGATGTATTTTGAACAGTTTCTCCTTTATAATTATATTTATGAGTAGCTTCATTAAATTCAATACTATTAGATAATTTTTCTATAGCTCTTGAAAGTTCTGTATCTACAAATTTTCCTGGAAGTGTTTTACTTACATTATTAATATTTACATCAGTGTCTTTTCCATTAATCTCAAGTATAACAAATTTGTTACCTTTAAAACCTTTAATTGGATAAGTAATTTGTGTCATACCTTTACCAGACTTAGCATAAACATTATCTCCAACATTAAAAGATTCATTATTATTAGATAATGTTGTAACTATATTTGTAGCATCCCCAGTAGAGGCGAGGGTAGAGGAGATTCGTTGCTCAACTTCAACTTCACTTGTTACAATAGTTTCAGATTCAACTGGTATATTTTCTTCAGTAGTAATTTCAGGTTTAATAATAGTTTCTTGAACATTACTAACATTAGAATCTTTTTCACTATCATTCTTAATAGTTGCTACAAATTCTCCTTTACGTTTTTCAGCAAGATTTCTAATAGTTTCTGATACAGTAATTTGTTCTTTAGAACCTAGTTTATTTATCTTACTATCAAGATTTTTATTGTTAGATACATAACTACTTAATAAAGTATCAACGTCTTCTTTAGTTTTAGTCTTAGCTAGTTCAGATTGAAAATCAGATATAAATCTATCATTCTGAGATTCTATAGCAGCTTTATAAGCTTTTTGTTCATTAGCTAAACCATCTTTAGAGTTATAATATTTTATATCAGATTCTAAAGAATTATTTTCATTACGTAAAACTTCAACTAAACTAGACTTATCTGTAAATATATTTCTAGCTTGTTTTTCAGTATTTAGTATATGGTCAACATCATCTTTATAAGATTCTTTATTAGGTAATGAATTTATAGTTTGTTCATGTAAAGCATTAGTATCAAGAACTTGTTTTTGTTTATTAGCTATATCTTTATCAATAGCTAATAATATTGGTTCTTGTAAAGATAATACTTCTAAATTAGATATTTTATTACGCATACCATGTTCAGTACTAGTATCTAAAGCATTAGCTTCTTGACGTAAATGTTCCAACTTAGTAGCTTTAGTTAATCTACTAACACTAAGAGTTGATATTTCAGTTTCTAAACGTTCAATATTTTTATTATGTTCTGTATTAAGATGATAGTATGCTTGAGCATCTGTAGGAAGATTATTTAATGTAGCTTGTACATCCATATCAATATCCTTTGGAGTTACATCATCTTTAGAAAACTTATTGATACTTTGAGTATTCAATTGTATTAAAGTTTTAGCTAATGCAATTTGCATATTAGTGTGTCTATCAAATTCTAAATCTCCAGTTCTAACTTTAGACAGTTCTTCTGAAAATAATTTATTACCACTATTTAATGATGATGCAACTTCTTTAATAGTATTCTGAATATCTTTTGTAAGACCATATTCATTTACGAAAGAAGCTAACGATGGATCTTTTAAATCCATGTTAGCCATATTATTCAAAGCATCTATTGTAAGTTCAGAATTACCTGATGATGCAGATTCATGTAGTAGTCGAGCTTTTAATTTATTTACAGCAACCTCAGCAGATAGTTTAGAAGTTTTATCTCCATTACCCATATATCTAGCAATTTCTTTTATAGAATTTGTAGTATTACTCATACTTTCTACAAAATCATTTACTGTATTTTCAATGTATTTATGTTCTGATTTATCAAAGAATTTATTTTTAGTAGCATGATAAACTTCAACTCCACCTTCCATTGCTACACCACCTAAAGCTCCACCAATAAAAGATTCCCAATTCTTAGCAACTTTATGATGTTCTAGTAATCTACCTAGTAATGTAGAATTATCTTCTTTTACAAGACCTCTATCTTTTAATGCTTGATGTTTTCCCTCAGACATAAAGAAGTCCATAAAAGTTTCATCAAAACCTTCTGACATACTAACTTTAGCAAAGTCACCAAATTTACTAAGTATTTGTTTATTGATAGTAGAACCAAAAGTTTGTGCTGTTAATCCATCCCCTACTAATTCTTTAAGTTTAGAATTTTTAAATAATTGACTATCTATTCTACCTCTAAGACCTTTATCAATACTACCCAATGTTTTACTAAATGTCATCCATTGAACCATATCAAATATAACATTAGCATGAGAATATAAATATCCTTTATGTGCAGTATCAGCAGCTAATGATTTAGCTTCTTTATCTCCTAGTATATCTTTATAAGTATTATAAGTATTATCATATTCTCCATAGGCAGAACGCATACTATCAAGATTACGAGAAGCTATTGCAGGTAAAATAGCATCCATAAATAAATTACCTTTACCTGCAATTTTAGAACCTCTATTTATAATATTACTATACTCTAAAGCTCCTTTTCCACTCATAGCAAATCTATCAGCAATAGCCCCAAATTCTCCTAGTCTTGCAACTTTAGATAACCCAGAAATATCACTAACAGCTGCTGCTAATCTTCCAGCTCTAGTTGCAACATTAGCAAATTCTAATAACTTCATTTCTCCCATTACTGGTAGAAGTATAGTAGCACTAGATACAATACTAGGAGTAAGTCCTGCCCAAAATGTAGCATCAGTCATAGCTGCGCCAACACTATTCATTTCTCTAGCATCTTGAGTTTTATAAATAGGAGCGTATTCATTACCCATTTCAGTAATATTATTACCTAATTCTTCTACAAAATTTCTAGTGAAAGCATCTTGTGTCCCTGTAAGTTTATCAATTATAGATTTAGGATTTACAATAGCTTCTCCTACAGTTCCTATAGCTTCTATTAAACCTCCAGTTAATTCAGTAAGAGCATTAACTCCAGCTTTACCTGTAAGTTCCCATCCAGTTTGATTCTTTGCAACATTTTCTCTAGTTTCATCAAAATTTAATGGAGTCATTAATTTATTAGGATTACCTTCAAAAAACTGTTTATCATATCTCATAGTAGGAGTATTTTGAGTAACAGATTTATAAGCTGATTCTCCTCTATGAATATCTACAGGTTTAATTGAATTTAAATAATCACTAGTAGATGTTTGTATTTGTGGGTCAGTTGTATTTATTGACATAATATTATTGTTGACTTATAGCAAATGAATTAATAATTCCTTGATGTACTTCAGTAGACATTCCTTCAATATTAGCTTTAGTAGCTCCTAGTTCAGTAACAATATCGTTTATATCAGATACTCTAAATTTAGGACTTACTGTACCTTTACTAAGATTCCTAATAAAAAATCTATGTTCTCCTTTATTTCCAGTAACTGTAACTTCTAGATTATTATCAGGAAGTGGTACTTTTATAACAGAAGCTACATGATTTTTATCACTTTTAATTTGTTCTAATTCATCATATATACTTAATCCTCTAGTAGATTTAATATCTTCTCCATATTTTCTAGCAAGTTTAGTGGCGGTACTTAATGCTTCTGAACGAGTTACAGGACTTCTAAATCTAGGAGCTTGACTATTTAAATCTTCAATATCTGATTGTTTTACTAAAGACTCATTACCTTCATATCTAACAATTATTGATTTCATCTTTTGTCCAATAACTGTTCCAGTATCATTTTTCTTATCTAATACTGGATATGTAATTTGATAATAATGACCACCATCTTTTTTAAATCCATTCATTATAGCTTTACTAATATCAAATGAAGATAAATTATAATTATCAGATTCAAGATTATCTTTAATCCTACTAATGTCTACACCTAGAGCATTAAAGTCTACTTGATTTCCATTAATATCAGTTAAAGCTCCACTAAGTCCTGATTGAATTATATTTTTATTTAAGTTCATATTTGTAGGACTAGCATCTCCAGTATGATTAACTACAGTCATAGGAACTACAAATTTCTCAGGATCATTATCTTTTACTTGATCAATAAGATTATATCGTTGTTTATCTAATCTAGCAAATAATTGTTTTTTACCTTGTGCGGATAATGCAATATCTTTAGAAAATTGTTTATATATATCTTCATTAGATTTAAATAAATCATTAGGTTTTATATTGGATAATACATATTGACCTATAATTTTAGTTCGCCTTTCAATATCTAATGGTTGTTTATTATTAGTTCTAGTATCAGCAAATTGTAATTTAGTTAATAATTCTTTTTTAGTTATACCTCCTTCTACAAATGTAGTATAAGCATCAGTTCCAGGTAATGACCAAGCTTTCCTAACAATAGATTTTCTTTCATTATCATCAATATTATTCCATCTATTTTGAGCTATAGAAACTGCATTATCTTTTGCATTACTTAGTATTTTATATTGAGCTAACAATCCTCCACTAAGTTTTCCAGATTTATTTAAATTATCTAATACATCGTATTGTTTAGATAAATCGCTATTAGGATTTACTAAACTATTAGCTAATTCAATTGTATTGCTACCAATATCATTAGAACTAACATTATTAACCATAATCTTTTTAGTTTGGTCTTTTAATAAATCTAGAATATGATTATCAAAATAATGTTTATCTTGTTTAGTACCACGTTCTTCAAATGTATCCGCATATTTTATAATGGCATCTTTTTGTAATTTTGAAGTAGTATTATAGTATATATTTTCTAATACATTAGTAGGTTGACTAAACAATTGAGTTCTACCTTCATTAATAATATCTTGATTAGCTAAAAGCTTTTCATAAGATTTATTAAATTGAGCAGAACTAATTTCATTATTTTCATATTTTTGTTTTAATTCATTTACAGTATTTTGAAAAGTAGGACTTAATGTTGCAGATAATTCATTCTCAAATTTACTACCAATTCCATGAGCCAGTACACTAACATCTTGACTATTAACTTCAAATCTACCAGTATTTTTATAATGACTTAATTCAGCAGTTTCTCTGAGTTTAGTATTAAAATCAACATCTGTAGCTAAATAATTAGAAGCCATTTCTTCAAGCCTAGCTTTACTAAGACTAGTAGTTTCTATTTTAGTTTCAGATTCTAAACTATGAGCTAAAACTCCTTTAATAACTGGATCGTTTATAAGTTCTATATCATTTCTATCTACATAAGTTTTACCTCCAAAACTAGTACTAACAAAGGCTTTCATTTTTCCAGCAATTTCTTCAATACGTTTCTTTTCATCTTCAATATCAAGATTGCTTTGTGGAGTAAAAGTTTGTAATGCTTGAATAGTTCCATCTTTACCAACAGTACCTCCTTGTTTACTATAACCATACATAATCTTAGCTTTATAAAAATCTTTAGCTAATCTTAATGCTGGTTCTTTTTCAGCACGTTTATCATACTCAACTTCCCAATTCTGTATAGTAGCAACATTTGATTGTAACGCTTTTAATTTAGAATTATTAGTTACATGATTAGCAACATCCATAACTGTTCCAGTAGCATTATGCCAATCATCATTTTCTTTTATAGATTTAAAACTATCTTCAATATATACACTTTCTTCCTGTAATATTTTATCGTCTAAATCTTTATTAATTACTGGCATACTATTTAATGCTGTATTTATTTTAGAAGCATTATCTTTAGCAGCCCAGTATCGTTGAGTTAAGGTATTACCAACTTCTTTTATAGCTTCAACTGGAGCACCTACCCTATCAGGAACTCCAGTTACAATATTTAATTTAGGCATATAATTTAATTTTATAGAATTAATATATTATTTTTTAATATAGGCTTTAGGTGTTGCTTTACCATAAATAGTACCTTGTGGTTGATTAAATGGAACTATAGAATTTTTAGTCATATAGTAAGATATTTCAGCATCGGATAAACCTTTGTTTTTTAGAGTATTTAATTTAGTTGTATTATCCATAGCATTAAGTTCATTACGATTAATACCATATTTAACTTCAAGATTAATTAAATCATTTACTCCTTTAGGATTCATTGATTGATATAAACTAATTTGTTTATCTTCGGATACTCCTTGACGATAATTGGTTATAACTTTATCTAAATCAGAAGTTAATCCGGCAGTTATAGCTTGTTGATTATTTATGTCATCACTAGATTTAGCATATTGTGCTTGTTGGCTTTGTAATAATCCTGCTTGATTTTGAGCTTCAACTCCTAATCTACGACTAATATTAGCATTAATTATATTAGCATTTGTAGCATCTTCTTGCTGATTAACTTGTGACAATTCATCTATACTTTGATTTCTAGTATTTTGCATAACTGATGCAGCAACTTGAGGATTAGCAAAGTTTTGTTTAGCATAAGTATTTAAAGCTTTTTCACTTTCAGTAATACCACTTCTAGTAGCTGACATATTTACTAAGGGAGTATCTTGTGTTTTAAGTGGTACATACATTGGAGTTTGTAACTTAGCCATATTTTTAGCAGCATTCACGTTACCTAATAAATTAATTGCCGCTGATGCAGTCCCCATTATAGCTTGACCAGTATTTGATTGAGCAAATCTATCAGCTTTTTCACCAAAACCTTTAAGATTAAAAGATTTTTTAGTTTCAGTTATAGGAGTTTGAGTTTTAGTTGTACTAGATACTACTGAAGTAGGAGTACTTAATTTAGGTAAATTTACTTTAACCATACTAGGAACTTTAGGAAATAATGTACTAGCTGAAACAGGAGTATCTTTACCTATAGCGTTATAGTCATTAAAATCAGAATCTTGAACTAACATCCCAGTAACATTATCTTTATGATATCCTCCCCATTTCATTTGAGGTTGACCTTGAGATTCTTCAATACTATTACTAGTTGTATCTTTAGGAGTACCATCTTCATTATATAATCCCATTTGTTTACCAACTTGTAATTGAGTTTGTTCAAGATTATCTAATTGAGAATCTATTTGTTGTTTAATTTGTTCAAGATTATTAATTTTAGTTTTATTAGAACTAATTGCTCTAGCATTAGAATTAGCTTTTGGTATACTAGCAGATTTATTTAATGCAATACTTGATTTATCTATAGCTAATAATTTAGAACCAATTTGTTTTTCTATAGTAGCTTTTTGATTAGTTATTTCTTTAGCATCATCTCCAAAACTTCTACCAGTTTGAGGATTAACTAATTGATGAGAATATATAAATTGACTACCATCAGGTTTTTGCCTAATCATTTCACCTTTTTCTACTTCAACATTTCCAGCATCTACTCCACCTTGAGCATGACTACGACCATTTACTTGAATAACGTCTTCTGTTTTTTGTTGTAAATCTTGACCATCAGCAGGAATAGTCATTCCATTTTTACCACCATTTGCATAGAAAGAAGTCATAGGAGTATTGACACCAAAGTTTCTAGCACTTACTCCCTCAGCATCTAAACGTTGAGTCATTTGTATAGCATTATTTTTACTAGTTAAAGCATTTTGTTCAGCAACTTGTTTCTTTTGTGCAGAATTTTGAGCAAACATATTATATACCCCCATACCTAATTGAGCAACTCCTAATGCAGCACCTAAAAACATTTTAGGTTTTGGAATATTTTCTCTATATCCTGCGCCAATAGAATTAGTAACAGGATAATTAGTTTTCATAGCTTTATCAAACTCTTCTTTAGTAATATCTCTAGTTAAAGTTTCAGGATTATATAAAGCTTTTTCTTCAGGAGAAAATTGACCACTATCATAAAAGTTTTTATCTGTAGTATGAGTATATGTAGTAGGAATATCAGTTATAATAGTTTTAGATTGTTTAGGTAAAGACTTGATATACTCATGAACAATACCTACTTTTTTATCAAATGCTGCTGCTCTAAATCCTTCTGGAGTTTGAGCATATTTGACATTATTATCTGTCATATATTTTTTAGCAGCTTCCCAACCATTAGATAAAATATTATCTACATCTTTAGAGTATTCATCTAAATAATTATTATTTTTATATCCCCAAAATTTATTATTTATAGGAGTTGCAAAATTAATTTTCTTAGCCATAATATATTGTGTTGTTATAGTTTAATATAAATAGTAAAGAGTATAACTATTATTTCTAATAATTATACTCTAATTAAAATAGTTTAGCACTTCTTACCAGTACCTTTTTTTGGAGCTTTAGGTTTCATAGAACTACAATTTAGTTTATTACTTAAATGATTGAATTATCTATTATCAGGTTTATATTTAATATATAAGTCTTGTAACATTAATCTAGGTTTATATGTGGTATCTCCTAGGTCTATCACACTCTTTTGTTTACCATCCTTACTATAGTATAGATTATCGAAAAACAATGTAACACAGACAAATGTACTCATTATTTTTGATATATCAAACCATTCTTTATTGTGAGATATATTATTATCTAAATCTCCGACTAAAAAGTTTACAAAGCCATCTAAGAAAGGTTTATGATTATTTACAACATAATCATCAAGTTTATTAAATATCCACATTTCTTCTTTATAAACTCCACCACTTGTATCATAAAAATTATCATTTAAAAAGATACTCATTTCATCAGTACATTGAGTATCATTATGAACAAATAATTTAGTAAATGATTTATCATATATATCAAAATTATTTATTAAGCATTTAGTATTCCAATAAATACTTTCCCAAAGTTTATTTATCCCAGGTTCTTCATTATAATAAAATGATAATATCATTTGATTAATTATATTATTTTGAGTATGTTTTAAATCACTATACTCTCCGGATACAGATTTATCATATTTAAATAGTCTTAATACAGTATTTCTAAGAACTAAAAAATAAGTTCTATTACGAGTATATAAACCATAGTAATATTTATAGAAATGAAACGAGTACCAATTTTCTATTTCAGGAACATAACTTAAAGTATAATCTTGACCAATAGAAAGTATTAATCTTTTAGTATCAATATCATAAGTTATAAAACAACCATCTCCAATAAATGGGTTATTACCTTTAAGATGTTCTTTAAACCAATTTTTATTTTTACCTTCACTAATAAGTTTTACATCATTATCTGTAACTAAAGATATTATACCTTGAACATTATCAATAGTCCAAAAACCTTTATCATTTATACCACAATTAAAATGACTTTCACAACCAATAAATCCATATTTAGTAGGTATTACTTCCACTGGTTGTCTATCAAATAATTCTCCACTACCTACATAAGTAGTACCTTCTTGATAATTAATAACATCTTTTACAGAAGCAATAGCTAAACCTAATTCTTGTTGAATATACATATTTTTATAAGTAGATTCAATATTACGAATAGCTCCTCTATTATAAGGCATGTCGTAATAATCTAATGCTAGATATTTTCTAAATCCTAATTGATTAGATTCAGAATTACTTATTATTGATTTAACTATTCTAGAATTATATTTATTAGATGCTTTCTTACGTTCTAAATCATTTACTATATCTACTGGAGTAACTAAATTTTCATTATTCTGTAGATGATAAACTTTGTTATAGCCTTCTTGTTCAGAAGTTTTAATCGGGTTATCATATTTAGGATAAGTACCTTTCCAATATCTAGCATGAATATTATATTTAGATTCAACTAAAAATCTAATATTATATTCAGTTTTAATAGTATCTAAATAAGGTTCATCAAATAATTTAGATGTATCAAATACTGGGAGTTTAGCTATAGAATTAGGAGTATTAGGTACTAATCTTTTAAATCTAAGATAAAAATCTGAATAAAAAGTATCACCTTTAACTATTATTATGGTATCAACTATTCTATTAATACTTGTACATAATATTAAAGTTTCTTCATATATGTTAGAATAATAATCTGTAGTAGGATTATATACATTACATCTAAATATTCTTTTAGCATTATCAGTATTTACTACTCCATTTTTAGCTACTGTAAAATTTGTAGAGTTATCTTCTAATTTTAGTTCTCTAGCACTTTCTTGATAAAAATTATGAATTGCTATATTGTTATCCTCTAATAACTGTTGTTCTGATATATTACTATTAGCTATATATTTCTTTTCGTCAATAGTAGTATTATATGATACCCATATAGAACTACCTCTAGTAGTACTGTAAGAACCACCTTTATAAATACCTTGTAAATAAGAAGCATAATATCTAGATATAACTTCTATTTTAGTATTTGTAGGAAAATTAGAATTACGATTAAATAAATCTTCAAAACTATAAAATCTAACAGGATATTTATCTGTTTTTAAAAGACCATGATTAAAATAAGAATATTCACTATATTGTTGGTCGTCCCAATATACATAAGGATTACAAAACCAATATTTAGATAGTTCATCTACAACTCCAGCTTCTATAGTTTTTTGTAAAGAACCTGCTGTAGCTAAACCTTGAGTATATATTTTAGAATTACTATTATTTCTTTCAGCTCTATGAATACACCAAAAACCTATATTATTATACATACTACCAAGTAATGCAATTATATTACTAGGAAGTTCTACTTCAATATCATTAATTGTATAATTTATATGTGTATCATCTGCTACAGCTGAATTTTCATCAGGTATTAAATAAGCGTAATCTAATATTGTAGCAGTACCATCAGTACTAGGAGTTATACTATTAACTACAACTTTAGCAGAACCTCTACTATAAGTACCACCACTTTCAGGAGAACTTATAAGTTTATATACATAACTTGTATTTGCTAATACTATTGCTGTAAGATTTCTAACTGTTATAACAACACTATTATTCGACATTATAGAATATGTTGTTTCAGTATAACTTATAGTTGTATCAACACTAACAATTTTATTTAAAGTAAATATATGATTTAGATAGGCATTATCACTCGTAACTTTACAAGTAATTGCTGTAACAGTAGATGAAACTTTAGTTAATCCTCCAGATAAATTATTAGTATTTATAGGATAACTTCCAATAACATTACCTTTTTTATCTCCTATAGTAAAATATAAAGCATATACTTCATTACTTTGAAATTTTATAAATTGTTTAGAATAAATATCTTTAGAATTTATATAATCTGTATTAGCAGGAGTAGTAAAATTTAAATTTGTAGTTACTAATTTTAAAGATAAATTATTAGCAATATTTTTAGCAATAGTATCAAATTGATTTATAACATTAGATTTTATATTAGCTCTATATAATCGATTATTCATTACATTGAATGATTCACTATTAGAATAAAATATAGATTTAATTAATGTTTCATCTAATGAGCCTACAGATAATATATTTGTATTACTAAGTTTATAATTATTTATATTTGTAGATATATCTTTAGAAGTATATACTTTAAATGAAGTTCCATTATTATAAATTATGCCTATTCTAAAAAATATATAATTTAAATCTAGATTATCAAAAGTGTATAATATACCATTAGTAGTAATAGTATTTGGAGAAGAACCATCATTACCATCATAAGTCATTACACCATCGTATATATAATTAGGTAATGAAAGTAAACTATAATTAGTATATTCATTACCTATTTTATAAGACACTGCTATTTGATAACTACCAGCTAAAAGACTACCTTTTATAATACTAGAACCTATTTTAGGAAATGATATAGTAGGATTTAAATCTATTTGATAATAGTCTACATTATTTAATGTATATATACTATTAATATAAACATAATCTTTTATATTAATAATTTTATCATCCCATGAACCATCAACACCACAACCAAATATAATAATTAAATCTCCATTTTGATTATAACTAGTCGTACCTCTAATAGGTTCATTAACTGAGAAAGTAATCTGAGGAATAATTATTGTATTTACTAATCTTTCAAAAGGTTCAGTTTTAAAATTAGTATCTATTACTTTTATACAAGGAGTTAGTACTTCGTTATATAGATTTTTACAGAATATAATAATACCTTTATCATAATTTATAACTCCTACAACAGTACTTAAGTCTATATCACAAGATAACATTCCTGCTTCATTCATAGGAAATCTAAAAGTGTTATCTAAAACAACATTTTCAGCATATCTTAAATCTCCTGTTTGTGTAGCAGATGGAACAGCATCTAAATTAAGTCCATTAGTTAGTTTCATAATTATATAATACTATTACCGATTAATAATTTAAGAGCATCTTTAGCAGCAGGAGTCATAGCATTACAACTATTTCTAGCAGATATTTTACTACGTTCATAACGCATTGCAGGATTAATAAATTCATTATTAGTTTGAAGAGATAATATAGGATGTTTATAACCTCTCATTAAAATATTTCTTAAACAATATTGAGATATAGATTCAATAAGATATTCATCATCAGGTATAATAGGAAATATACAATCTAATGTTTCTTCATATTCATAAGGTAAACATCCTGCTAATAATTCACAAAATCCTTGGTCAATATTAGTTTGTAACCAACCATTACAAATTTTATATATATAATTTACATCAGGGTCTATCCAAGTTCTAATATTTTCAGTAGTACCAGTCATTATTAAATCACCATTAGAATCTTTATATTCTACAATAGTATTTGGTATAGCTGCTTCAATAGTAGAACCTTCTTCAACAATATATCTATCTGCTATAAATTCTTCACCAAAATCTATAACTGAATGATTATATGCTCCTATATTAGATATTTTATCTTTATTAATATCGCTAAAATCTATAGTAGCTAATATACCATTAATCTTTACACCATATACTTTATCTACATAAGATGGTATAGCACATCTGCCATTATTAAAATCAATTAAAATATTTTCAAGTTTATATACTTGTTTAATACCTAATTCTCTAAGACAACTATATATCCATGTAGATACTTTAGTAACAAAATCATCAGATTGAATATTATAATTACTATATATTCTTTCCACAATAATCTTAGAAGATACAAATTTGTTTATCATGATATTATTTTTTAGGTTTTAATATATTTACATAAGGATACATTGTTTTAGAATAATCTTCATGATATCTATATATGTGAATAATTTTATCAAATAGACCTGTTTTAGTATTATTTAGAAGTTCTGATATAGTATATATTTTAGTTAGTATTTTTCCGTAGATATTACCAAATGTACAAGGTACTAATCTATAAGGCGATTTATTGTGCAGTTTGGAGCTATGCTTTGACCACCTTAGCAATATAAAATCATCTCTATCTAAACCATTGTCTATAAGCCAAGCCTTGCCTAGAGGGTTGTTTCCGTCCTTTATTTGCTGTCCATTATCTATCAAATTCTGTTTAAACTTGATAGATTGCCCCCAATCAGGAATACTACTATCATAAGGAACTCTACCAATATAAACATTACCAAGTCTAGGATATTGAAAAGATTCTCCTTGTAATAAAAGTCTAGTTATTTCAAAATTAGTAGAATATAATACTACTTTAAAAATTACATAAGGTATCTTTTGATAGAATACATAACTATTTAATTTTATAGTAAGTTTATTTATAATATCTATTCTACTTAATAAATCATTATAATTACTAATAAACAATTGTTCATTAATATCTATGTTTATAAGTTCGATAGAAGTACCTTTAATTTTTAAATTAATTATATCATAAAGATTAATATTATATTTAATTAAATAATTATAATCTTTATCTAATGTATAATAACTATTATATACTTGAGATAATAGTATATGAATTTCTTTAGTAAGATTACTTATTTGATTACTACATAAACTTATAAATTCTTTATGATAATCATGAGTATTAAAATCTACCATAATTTATTCTTTTGTAACTTCTATATCTTTAGGTAATATACCAAATTCAACTTTTAATAATTCAGCTATAATAAAATTCAACATCTCATTAGGAAATGGAAGTTCTAAATCTTGATTATCACTAATACCATAATAACCAATAACTTCTTCGGGATTTTCCCATATTCCTTCAACTTCTATTTCATCAATAATTTCAGTAGAATAAATATTATCATAATTCATTATACGCTTAACTGTTATAGTATTATTATCATAAGTGTATAATCTAGAACACCTAGTAGGAGCGAGGGTATAGGACATTCGGAACATAACTTTAGAACAATAACTAAATAGTTTACTAGTATTAGCTATACTAACTTTAGTAAATGGGCTATCATTCTTAATATTCATTGGTGTAGGAATCTTTGTTGTACTAACAAAATCTACATAACGTTTATATAATGGATGTGTAACACTTGGTAATAAATTACTATTAACCTGCCTTTTATTTTTTAAAATATTACCTATATTATTAGTTGTAATATCTGAATATGTAGTAATTAAATAATTAATCAATTGATTAAATTCAGTATATGATGGAATACTCCATCCATCATTAATATCAATTAACTTATTTGAATTATTTATAGCATACCAATTATATAATCTACCATATGCGTTAATCATTAATTCTTCTGTAGTTAGTTCATCTATAGGTATAAATGATAAATCACTTTTGTTATAAACAGCACATGCTCCATCTACATCTATATTCCAATTTTCATTACTTAAATTTGTTGGTATTAATACACCATTTGTATAATGTGTTGTTTTTAAATTTGAAGTAGTCCAAACTTGAGAACCTATTTTTGTACCTGAATAAATATTTCCATCATAATCAGTATAAGCATTCGAAATAATAGTTCCATCATTTAATAAATCTTCATTAAAAGTAGTTTCTCGTACTAATCTAATAGAATATCCAAAATTCTTTACTGTAGGATAATTTATTAATATAGAAGTATAATTATATAAAACAAATACAGTAGATGACGTGTCTATATTATCATTATTAGTATATAAATAAGAATAAAATCCTAAATTATTATATTCTCCCGAAGGATTTCTAGCCCCTGATGGTATAGCACTAAAATTAAATCTATCAACACCATATATAATAGGATTAATACTATCATTCCATCTAGGATGAGTATTTGTGTTAGACGGTATTGTATTATATTTAGAATCATTAACTCCTTTTATCCATCGTCCATTTTCAATATGTCCCCATATATTATAAAGTTCATTTACAATAGCAGTTTCTTCAACTGGTGTTAATGTTATAAGTAATGGTATTTTATAATATCCTTGAATACCATTTTTATCTATACTTTGAATTATGTATTTAGCAAAGTAATCTTTAATCATTTCTTTGATTCGTTCTTTCATAGAATGATTATCAGGTTGCCCAACAATGTGAGCAACCCGACTAGCATATTGATTTAATGTTTTAGACATAATCAGTATAGTGTATAATTGAATAATAATTTTATAATTACCAAAGATATATAAATATAATTAGTCTAGCAATAGTTATTATAATCTTTAACAATATATTATTTACTTGTAATGTTCTTTATACTTTTAGATATAGATAATTGATGTTTCCAAATACAAGATTCATATTCTTTTTTAAAATTATATTCATAACAATATTCAAGACTAATAAACCCGATAGGTCTTTCATCAGCATCTTTAATAAGAAATGAATAAGTTGAAAATACATTTCGTTTAATACAATCTTCTTTATATACTCCATCTAACATTTTTAGAGTAGGTATATCAATATTATAACATCTACCATCAGTAAGTAATCTATGATATATATAAGTTATATAATTAATTATTTGAAATTGATATTTAGATATATAACTAATACCAATGGAAGTATCATAATCTTCTGCTACTACAGTAAATTTATCAATGGATAATCCATTTTTATAATAATCTCCATTATGAAGATAAGCAATATAAACGCCATTAGCATTTAAATCATTTTTAATTTGACCACATATATGAGTTAATCTCATAAAGAGTTCACTTCTATCTATAGGTGAAAGTTGGGTATTATATTTTTTATTTTTTAGATAATACTCTTTGAACCATATAGCACAAAGAGTAAATATTTGACTCACAGTTATAATAATTAAATCTCTATATAATGCTCCATTTACCATAGCTTATATTATTTTTTATATCCTATCTTCAAATAGTTTATTAAATATTTGATTATGTAATCATAAAACGCTACACTTAATAAGTATGTAGGAACTATCTGTTTTATTGTTAGTTCAGCGTAATAAAAAAATGATACACATAATATTATACTAATTGTCGAAGTTATTATTTTCTTTAAAACTTTACTAGATTTATAAACTAATTTATCAAGTATCTTTAATGTAAGATACGTTATAATAGTTATACTTATCATTAACGCTAAGTCAAAACTAGCAGTTAATTGTTGAAATATTTGTTCCATATTACCATTCTTTTAAGTTCCAATCTAATGTACTAGAACCTCCTCCAATTGGATTATAGGTTCTATCATTATTAAATTCATATATTTGATTATTAAAATAAAATAAAAATATATGTTTTGTATCAGGAGTATCTAATACACTTATGTCAGGTATTGATACATCTGCAACTGTACCTACTAATATTGGTACTTTAGAAATTAAATCATCGTCACAACAAATATGTCTTTCATTACCATTTTTATAAACATATACGTGTCCATTAAGTCTACTATAAATATAAGTTTTAGTATCATCAGGAGGATATGTAAAATCAGGTAGTGTACCTAAACGTATTCTTTTAATATCAATACATGACATAATATATTATTTTAAAAAGTGGTTTAGAATTTGAGATTCAGCAGTATCAAATTCTACATTTTCAATTTTCTCTACATCTATGAGAAATAAATCAATTTCTATTTCTTCTAGCATATCTTTTTCATATTGTTCTTTTAGTTCAGTATGACGAAGTTGTTCTTCTGTAGATAACATTTTAATACCTTGATAAAAATTATTATCAGTATTTTCAATAAGTTTTAGAACTTTTTCTTCTAAATCTTTAAGTTCTTGTGAAACAGATTTATCTATAATTTTACTAGTAGAATCTAATAAATCAAAATTTCTAAATAACATAGTATTTAAAATAATATTTTTAATTTTATTAGTTCCACAATAGTTTATTAGAATTATAACTTCTTGTAATAATTGTTTTACTTCTTTATTTGTTTTTGTAAGTTTCATAAGTTTATTTATTTATTATTCAACAATAGTAGCTGTTTTAAAATCTTCTTGAGTAAGTAAAAAGTTATATAAACCTTTAATACTACCATAAGAAGTAACAAATTTATAAAAAGGTTCTTTTACTTCTCCAATAGGAGTTACATTATTAAAATAAAAGTTTTGTACTGGAACAATTGGATTAAGTCTTTGTAACTTAGTTTCATCATTTAAATAAGTTTTTACTTGAATATTAGCAGTCTTATTATCTAAGTCTACATTATAACTACTTATTTCAATATAAGCGTTAGGTGTTACGATTCCATTAAGGAAATCTTTTGGTTGAGTTAAATGCATAATAATTGTTTTAGTTGTTTGTATTAATAATTAATTAGTAAGTATTGTTACTCCTTGTGATTGCATACTAGCGACTGCTGCATTTGAAGCACTTGTTCTGGCTCCACAATTGCCAGTAAGAGAAATATATCCTGTATTATATCCTGAATTAATAGTTCCCCATGTTTTTGTATTTAAATCTATTAAAAGACTATCTACCATTTCACTAGTCATAACATTAGGTTTTGGTGAAATTATTATTTGTATAATTTTACTTCCAACCCATGATTTACCCGGAGTTGAATTATATGTATAATTACCATAAATACTTTGTAGATATAAAATAACTAATTCAGTAGATGCCGATGATATATTCCATGAAATAGAATTATATCCAGTAATTCGAATATCTGAAATATTTATAGGAAGAGTTGGCATAGAACTTATTGTGTTTCTTCCATAAATTCCTAATATTTTAATTGTTGATGGTAAAGAAGGAATAGATGATATTGTATTATAACCATCTATAAGTAAACGTTCAAGTTGTGTGGAAGATATATTTGGAATAGAACTTATGGTATTATATCCTGCTATAGTAATTTCTTTCATTCCCGATGGAATATTTGGAATAGATGATATCGTATTATACCCGCCGATTTCTAAATATTGGATACTAGAAGGAAATGATGGAAGTGATGATATTGTATTATAACCTCCTATAGAAAATAATTTAATTCCATTTCCATATGAAGATATATTATTAATTGTATTATAACCATCTAATTTATAATGTAATAGTGTTAATGGCAATACAGGTATATTACTTATAGTATTTAGACCATGTAATTCATAAAAAGTTATATAATCTGATAAAGCATCAGCACCTGTATTATGTAATGTATTATTTCCAAGCATATTAAAATAATCTAAATAACTTAATAAACTAAGTCCAGTACAACAAGGGGCATTTAAAAAATTAGCATCATACGAATTTATCTTAGTTATTGATACGAAATTTATATAACAAGTTGTTGAACATTTAAAATATATAGTATTTATTCCATTATTAAGAGATTTACTTATAGACTGACCAGTAGTACCATTACTATCACTATAAAAATATCCACCAGTAATCTTAATATATTGTTGTCCATTAGAAGTAACTACTAATGTGGCAACTCCAGTAGCAGCACCAGTAGGAACAAAACTGATAGTTTCAGTACCATAAGTTTCTTTACTCCAAAGTAATTCATTACCTAAGTAAATTTTATCTACTTGATTAGTACCAAGTTTACAGTCATTAAGTATTGATGTAGCTAATTTTATATCCCCCATTATCCTACTATTAAATAAATTGTTGAAGTATTGATAGTTCCTGCATTTACTAATGCTGTATGTCCAGCTTGAGTAATTTGTACAGTATAAAATCCATTAGATTTACCAATATAGTTAGTTGCATTAATATCACCACCAACTCCAATACCACCACTAACAACCAATGCGCCAGTAGTAGATGAGGTTGATGCGGTTGTCTTTGTTATAACAATATCTCCACTAGGTTTGAAATACATATAATCACTAGTACCATAAACCCCCAATAATAAATATCCATCACTACGAGAATTTATTGACCAGTGCTTACCATTAGTAGCAGTATTTTGTAAACCTAAAATAGAATTAGTGGAATTAATTATTTTTAGTATAGTTCCATCATCACTAATCAATGAATTTACCATACTACTGCCATTCCATTTTGGTAAATAGTTAGTGGATAAATTATTTGTTAGGTTTCCTGAATGATAAAGTTTTTTCCAAGTTGAGTAATTTGTGCCATCAGAATTTCTAAATGAGAAGTTAGAATCATCAATAGCAAATTGAAAATTTAATTCATTACGATTTGACCTAGCCGATTGAAATTGTATAATTGAACCATAACTCATTCCAGATGGAGCATTAACCCAGCTGCCTATGTCTGAATAATTACTAATAACTCCTCCTCCAGTTATTGAATTTGCATTAAGCCCACTAACTGGCCTTATAGATGTAGCTTTATCTGAAAACTCAGCATTTAAATTTCCAACCATTGTAGTACTATTCACAGTTAATGGGGCTGTTCCTGTTTCTACTGTTGATTGAAATTGAGTTGCATTAACTGTAGAAGCAAAAGTTGCTGCTCCTGAGCCACTAAAATATAACTCATTTCTTCCATCTGATTCATTTCTTATTTGAAATCCAGTGTTACTTAATCCACTTATTACATTTGCAATAGAATATTGTTTCACGCCGATTTGAGAACCTTGAATATATATTATTCCAGAACTTCCAATTTGATTATTAGCATGAATTTCATAAAACGAAGCAGCATTAGTAGTGGATAATCTTTGGTTTTCTATAGGTTGAAAATCGCCAGTGTTATTATTAGCTGCACTACCAAATGTCCTTGTAGGTAGTGGAGTATAACCTAAAGCTGTAGTAACTTGAGTTTCATTTATACCAGTAAGATAACCATAACTAGTCCAAGGTGTTCCAGTAACAAATAAACCATAATTACCTAAATCATTAGTAAATTGAGAAAGTAATGTAGGTTTAGAAGTTAGAGAATTATAACTTTTTTCAGATAAATCATTAAGATTATGATTATGATTACTTTGAGAAAATGTAGAATTATCAAATATTAATCCAGTACCATTCATTTTTAGATAACCAGTACTAGTACCAACAATTAAATCTAAAATAGATTTATTATTATGGGTATGTGAATTAGTTATTAAAGATGCGCCATTAGTGCTTATCCAATTAGTATTACTATCGTAAATAGTTTTTAATTCAGCAGTAAATATAGAAGTTATAGAATCTAATTTAGCTTTTAAAGTATCTGTAAATCTATTTACATCAGCAACACTTTCATAAGATGCTGCTATTTGACTAGATGTCATTAAAGAATTAAGTAAATCAGGGTCTGAAAGTTTTACATAATCAGCATTAGTTCCGGTAGTAATAGCTTTATATAAAGCCCACTTTGTATCACCATCATCTAATACAAAAATATTTGTAGGGAGTTTAGTAATATTAAAATTATTCCTAGCATCAATATTTGCTACAGTAAATTCTGAATATCCACTAACATATAAATCATATAATTTTTTAAGAGTATCTCCGGCAGTACTTACACCACCTTTAAGAGTTGTTATTAATGATGCAGCAACACCTTGCATTTCAGGAGTAAATCCTAGAGCTTGTTGTTTAGCATTCCAATATATTTTTTCAGCAGCAGTAACATAATTATCATCAGGACCTCTTTTTACTTCGACATAAGTATTTAAATAAGTTTTAGTAACGTATTCTACTAATGAAGGTATTTCAGATTTAGTAGCATAAGTATTAATGATATTATTACCATCTCTATCATTAGTAGAATTTAAAGCATAATCAACATGTTTAATTGCAGTATTACCATTTATAGATACATAATCGCTAGTTTTCATATAACTAGATATATTTAGAACAGTATCTAAATTATCAATTATATTAGCATCTATATGTTTTCCATATTTAGGAGCTATAGTATTAGCTCCTGATACTAACCACTTGCTACCATCTAATGATGCGACTAATCTCGGAGTACCATTATTAGCAGTAACATATATACCATTAAGTTCAGTATTATTTGGGTCTAATACAAAATGGATTCCTTCTAAATCATTAGGATATGATAATGGTAATCTAGCAAGTTTATTAAATATCATATTAAGAAGTTTTAGAATATATAAGTAATAGATAAATAGGTATCTAATAAATTATTAAATACCTATTTATAAAATTATGCTCCTACTATAATAGATGGAGATGCTTTAAGGTCTACTAAGAAAGCTAAGATAACATCATATACAGCCGCTTTAGCACTATGAGGAATATAAATGTCTAGAGTCTTAACAAAACCAGCAGAATTAGGAAGTAATTTTCTTTGACCAATAGTATTTTGAGTTTCAATAGTAATAATGTCATATGCTGTTTCAGTAGGGTCAGCAATAAAATTACTGTTAGCATACATATCATTATCCATTTCTGTAGCCATAATGTAACCACTATTAGCAGCTAATTCACGTTCAAATTTTACAGCATCTGCACCGGTAACAGCTAAACTAGAACCATTAACTTTAGTAAGAACCCACCAACGTAAATCTCCTACTAAGTCAATACGATAAAGTGTATCATTTAAAGTATATATTGAAGATGTTTCAGCAGTATGTGCTACACTAGCAAAAGCTTTACCTACACCAATTAAAGTCGCCATAGCAGTTTTAAATGCAGCTTTAACTTCAACAACTGTAACTACGGTACTAGCTCCAATAACTTCAACATTTACAATATCTACAGTATTGAAAACATTTTTATCTTTATCAAATTTCTTAACTATAATACCACCTTGAAATTGATTTGTAAATGAATCTACTCTAGCATTACCAGTTGGATAAGTGATAGAATATGTTGGTACTACATTAGTAGCTGAACCACTAAGTTGACTACGAACATTAAATTCATAAGGATTTAATTGGAAGTTCTTAGTAGAACCATTGCCTAAAGAATTTACAAATACAAATGGAGCTTCTGTACTAGGACTTTGTGGAGTAACCAAAAAATCACATGCAGTTCCATTAGGATTGATTAAACCTAAAGCTCCTTTAGCAGTAGGATTTAATGCGGTAACCAAAGAATTGGCAATCATCATTGTTCTCATATAAATATGTTTTAATTATTTTGTTGTTCTTTTTGAGAATTAATTTTAAAAGTTTCATCTTTAAGAATACCACTTAAATTAGTAGTAGCCATATCAAGAATTTCATCTGTAATTTCTACATCTGTCATTTGATTAATTCGACTATCTATTAATCTAGGATATTTAATATACTCTAAAACTACATTAGTAAAAGCAAATGTAGAATCAGTTCTAAGAGAAACTTTATTACCTTGTATAATACAAGTAGGGTTTAAATGATTGTTCTTTGAAAGAAAATAATCATTATTTATATTATTATTATTTTGAGAAGATATTAAATCTATTTTTTTGTTATTATAACAAACATATAATAATGTATCAGTTATAGGTTTAAAAACATATTTAGATATTATAGTATTACTTACAGATACATTTGTAGATGCTTCTTTTAAACAAGCTACTATCTTTTTATTTATATCTCTAGTAATAAATATTAAACTTTTAGGATAATATTCATTATTATAATTTTCATAATAAGTATCTATATTATATTTAGATTTAAAATACTCTTTAATAACATTAAAATAGTAAAATGAACTTTTATCAGATTTAGATAATTGTCCAAATATTGGAACTCTAACATGAGTAGTATCTGTAAAAGTATAATCTATTATAGTACCATCAAAAACTATAGTACTAAAATCTATAATAGTTTTATATTCTGACTCAGATAAAGTTTCTTTAAGCAAACCTTTTCTATTATATTGAATATTACCTTTAGAAGTTATATAATGTAAATAGTCTGATGGTAAATTATAAAACTGTTCCCCATTACTAACATACACAAGTGGATTAAGTTCTCGTTTTAGTGATTTTAAATCATCATATCTTTTTATAGATTCTTCAAATCCTTCTTGTTTACTATTTAGTTTAGGGGAACATCTTTGTTTTACTATAGTAAGCAAAGCATCGTTACATGCCATATCATACTGTTCAGGTCTGATTGATTGCTTACGATTACTATTTAATTGTTGTAGTCGAGCATCTAAAGCTATGTGCAATGAATTTACAGTACTATACATAATTCATTATTTTCTTAAAGATTTATATTGATTTAAGTATTTAGTGACTTCTGCTTTATTTAAAGGATTATTAAAAAACTTTACAGTATCTAATAAATCTCTACCTAATATATTAGATGTATTTGCAGTTTCCACAATTTCATTGTTATCACTAATTCTAAGAATACCTTGATTGATATATTTCTTAATCTGAGATTGAACTTTTAAATCTTTATCTTCTGCAATAGCTAAGAAATCAGCAGAGTGTTCTTTAGCATATCTAAATACAGCAAGATAAGTATCTTCAAAATTATCATCTGATTCATCCATTTCATCAAATGTAAGTACATTCTTAATTATACAAATGCTACTAATCAAATCTTCACCACCATCTTGTAATTTTAAAGTATTAAGTTTATTAATAGCTTCAAGTTCTAATTTAGCAGAAGTCATTTCTCTACCTTTAGAAATCTTTTCATCATATAAGAAAAATCTAATATTAGGAGATTTATTAATATCATCAGTAGTATTAGATACAGAAGATGAATTAACAGCGATAACCCAATACAAATAATCTTGATGATTATCAAATTTAAAATATTGGTGATAGTCAATAGGAGTAATAGCCATATTAGCAAGAATATGATTTACTATATCTTTGTCACTATTAATAACTTTTTTAGGTTTCGATTCTTTATCAGTAGGTTCTATGATAGTATATTGTTTATAATCTTCAATATATTTATCAATAAAAGGTTTATGTACTAAACTCTCTCTGTCAAAAGTACGATTTAAATCTAGGTTTAAACCAGTAGCCGGAATAGCTATTTGTTTAGAAGATATAAAATTATACTTTTGTTGTTCCCATTCAGAGTTATTTTTATTATTACCAATAATTAATGGAAGAATAAAATCACAAAAAGTTTCATGAGCAAGGATACTATTAGCAACATTGCTAACAGTTCCTAATGCTCTAGATTGAGTTGCATAAGCTGCCTTATTGATTGTTTCAAAAACAGATGTAGCTAACTTAAATTTTATAGTGAGTTTTTTATTTACACGTAACATATTTTAAATATTTAGTTTATTATTACTTTATTATTTATTTTCTTATTTGCGATACATAGCAAATGAAGTAGTAGGATTAAGCATATTAATACCTTGAGAGCAAATAACTTCATAAGTAGCAATATCTTTAGTAGTACCTAAAAGATTTCCAGCACTAGCACCCCATTCAGCAGGTAGAGGAGACATACCTTTATAAATACCTACTTGAAATTCACGACCTTCTTCATATACAAGTTGAATGTTACGAGTATCCCCAAGAGTATCATCTGATACAGTAGAGTGGTCAAGACAAATAGCACTAAATGAATCAGCAGGTAAACCATCAATAGTATTACCATTTTTCTTTTGCATTTCAGCAAGAGAACCTTCATCAAACATGTTTACTTGTTTAATAGTAAAAATAGTACCATCTTGAAGTTTATACTGATTAAAGTAAGAGCCATAACGAAGATAACCATTAGTACCATCACCAATAACTTTTTCACCTAATGCTTGGAAATAGTTATTAAATTTAGCATCACGTTCTAAAGATTTAGAAAATTCACGAGTAAATCCTTTACCACAATAAAGAATCTTTTCACCAACACTATCACCAATACGATTAGCATTAACGTGGTCATGAATCATATCTAACAAATTCTTAGTAAAGTTAGAATAATCAAAATCATTACCCGCAGCAGAAATTTGTTCTAGAACACCAGCACCACGTGGAATAGGCTCATTTGATTCAGGGTCTTTAAGAGTAATAACTCCATTAGCATCACGATTATATTGAGAACGCCATAAATCTTCTTCAAGAAGTTGTTTACGTTGAATTTCCCATTTCTTCATTTGATAAGGAATCCATTTCTTAGTTTTAGTCATATTACCATTTTCATCCTTAACATCAAACTCAACGTCTAATACTTTGTTAGAGATATTACCAGCAATATTTTGAGAAAAACGATGGAAACCAAATTGATTAGTAGCTTCATTAAAACTAGATTTGTTATCACGAGTACCATCAGATTTAGAAGCAGCAATAGTAGTAGTAGCTAATGCCCAGAAGATTCCAGCAGCAAAGTTAGTAGCAGGAATACCACGACCAGTTTGAGAAACCCATGTGTAAGTAAATGTACCACGACCAGTATTTTTACCTTCACTTTGAATACGAACTAATGATTTACCATCAGGAGCAAGAGCACCATATTGGTATGGAAACCAGTTATCTTCCATTTCTACAATAATTGCTGCACCATTAGCACCAACCATTCCATTACCATCAGCTGTAGAAATAAGTCGTCTAACCTGAGAAGTTAGTTTATCACGACCCATAATTTTCCATTTATACTGAGTATCAGCACCACCTAAAGCACGTTTATTGATACTAGACATTTGTCCCTCAGTCATAGTAAGAAGTGGAAACTTATCACTATCTCTACCCCACAAATAAGTAAACGCCTGATTAAGTTGTGGCGCACTCATAAGTTTAAAATTAAGTAACGTATTTTCATCATGATAAGTTGATGAATCATACTGTACTGAACCGATTTCTCTCATAATTGTAATTGTTTAATTGTTTGTTTATTTAATAACTATTTGTGCTTTACCAGTAGCTAATTGTTCATCTATAGATTTACCTGAACTAGCTTGTTGACTACTCTTAAGAGTTCGTACTATTTTTTGACTATCCTTAAGTCTAATAACATTACGCATAACTTTTTCAAGACTAGTCAAATCTCCACCAGTTAAGTTTTTGATTCCTTGAATAAGAAAATTATCTGTTTCAGACATTCTCTTTTGTTCATCAATTTGAGCTTGACTAAGATAACTGCCATTAGATTCAGCTATAGGTTTATAAAAATATTCAAAGATTTGATTACGGGAAATATTTTCTTTTTTACCATCTCTTTCAATAATTAAACCAGTAGAAGGAATCATAATATTATTAATTTTTCCTTCCTTTACAATTTTATCATAAAGTGAACCTTTAATTCCTTTATCAATAATATTACCTTTAGCATCATAACCTACTCCATAATATGTTTCAGCTTCTTTAATAGCTTCCAATTCTTGTTCTCTCAGTAATTGAGCACCTTTAGAATCATTATCTAATTGGAGTTGCTTAAGTTTATTTAATGAATTTAAAGCATCTTGATTTAGAGTTTCTTCATTCTCAGAGAGTCTAACAAATCTATCTGCATCAGCTTCACTATTACCTACAGCAACATAATAATCTTTAATAATTTGTTTTAGATTATCAGAAGACATATCTTCTGTTATAACTAATGTTTTGTAATCCGTTTGTTTAGTAAAATTATCTAACGAACCATGTTTAGATTTATAAGAATACATTTCAAATAAATCAGGATTGTTTTGAAATATAGAATTAAGAGCTTCATCTTTACCTTTAGCAAAATAAATATCTCTAACTGCTATTTCTCTTTCAGCTAATCCTTCAACACCATCTTTAAATACTAATGGTTTACCATCTTCTCCTAATAATTCTAAACCTGATACTTGAGATATAGATTCATGAATATTAATTAGTGAGTTATCAGTATTGTCATTATTATCATCAGAATCTAATTGGTCTGCTGTATAAACAATTTTACCATCCTTAGTGGCATTACCATTTTCATCTAATATAAAATCTACAAGTCCATCAGGAGTTTCAATAGATACTATATTATCAGTGCTATTGACAGGAATAATATCAGTTTTAATTTCAGTAGACTCGTCAGTTTTAATTTCAGTTTTAATTTCAGTTTCAGGGACAATTTGTTCAGTTGGAACATCATTTGTAGGAATAACTTGTTTGTCAATAACTACAGAAAATCCACCTTTAGGTTGACCATTATCTCCTAGCTCTTCTTGCAACATAAATGTTTTTGGAAATCTCATATTCTACTTTATTTAATAGTTTAATAATACAAATGTAATAATTTATTTTGGTATGACAATATATATAATAGTATATTTTATCAGTATTTGAAAAATATTATAAGTAATAGAATTAAAAGTACATTAATCCTATTACTTAGAAATTAGTTATTTAGCAATATTAGATTTAGAAATATCATTTTGAACTTTCTTAGCTTTAAGAGCATATTCTTTATATTTTAAATCCATTTGCATTTGTTTATATTTAGCATCTAATAGACCATTACCAACTTCTTCTTCATTAGATATATATCCATCAGCATTAGTGTCAATAGCTAAACGTTTATCCCAAACTAATAATTGTGTTTCTTGGTCAACTAATGCTTTTTGAAGCATACCATCATTAGTAAGTTGAATTTCTTTAAGTTTATTATCAGCTTTGAATTGTTCAGTTTGTTGCTTAGTTTGTTCAATTTGTAATGCTGATTGTTGTTCAATTTGAGCCATTTGTTCCTTATATATCTTATTAGCCTTAGATACCTTTAATATCTTACCTCTAAGCGACTGTAAGTTATCATTTAGAATAGCTTCTGTAGCCATTTCAAACTCTCCATTCTGAGCAGCACTAAAAGCAACTTCTTTCATAGCCTTAAGTTTTTCATCTAATAATCTACTATTCCCAACATTGATGCCTATATTCAAGCTCATATGCTCCATAGGGTCAACTGCAACGGTGTTATGCGCTCCAGTAGATTCATCTATAAATGAACCTTGTTTACCTTCACTCCAAGCAACTTTAGAAGTATCATAATTAGCAAGATAATCTTTAGCTCTAAAAAGATTAAACATTTCTAATGACCAGTTGGATGATATAGTAGCTTGTTCCATACTATTTTCAGTAACACTTTTACCTTGATAACCTGGTTGACTACCCATACGACTAGGTGTCATATTAGATACTTCCCAAGCATCTTGTTTAAGTGTTCCTAATAGATTCATTAATGTAGATACAAAATTAAAAGTTGCTGTAGTAGCAATCTCTCTCATACTTTGTACCGCATTAGGATTGACTTGACCATCATTAAATGCTAATATAGAACTAGCTTCCATATGAGAAAGTCTTTGTTCAATTGACATATTAGCATCATCAGTAAGAAAACTTTGAGGTATAAGTAATATACTTTTCCATTTCTGAATAGCTTTCTCAATTTGATAATGATATATTCTAGCTAATGCCATATAAGTATTAACTCTATATGGGATAGGTTTCTTTTCACTATCTCTATGAATACTACTTAATCCATTATAAGGAGATTTACAAATATTCAAATTAGTAAACTTTTCTCTTTGAGTATCTATTGGTCTAAATTTAGTATATATAGCTTGAGCTTCATTAGATGTTCCTTGACCATAACCAATAATTTCTCCTTGCCACATTTCTTGAATCCAATCATATTTAATAGATATATCTCCACCATCAGTATCTAATATATAATCTCCAGCAACAACTGTTTCTTGAGTACTACCATCAAGAGCAAGAAATGTAAGATATCCAACTTTTACTTCAGTCTTAGCAACATAATGTACTAATGAAATATTATCAGGATTATTAAAACCACTGTTATTAATAAAATCACTATTGATAACATTTTGATTATCTAAATAATCACTAGGAGACATACCATTTTCAATACATCGACTCTTTAATAAATTAATTCTAACATCAGGATTTAAATCACTTCTAGTTATTGTATGTAAATAATCTCTATCTTTATCAGTTAGAAATTCATCATACATATCTAATATAGTATATAAACTTCTACTAAATATTCTAACACCATAATCATCATCCTCAACATAAGTATTACTACTAGGGATTCTATAATATTCTAATGGGGAAACAACTTCAAATAAAACATCATTTTTATGAACTTGTCTATAAGTATAAACTTCTTCACATGCCCACCAATAATAATATGCTTGATTATATTTTACTTTAGCATCAATAACACTATTTAAAAGATTCAATCTTAGCTGAGCAGATGTAGCACGTTCATCATTCCATTCGCTAATATACTCATCTAACATTGCTTCAATCTCAGGAACTTGTTTAGTTTCCTGACCAGTATCCATTGTCTTATTAAGTTCATTAATAAGTTTTTGACCCATAACTTCTAATACTTTATTACCAAAAGTTTTATTTCTAAGGAATACTGTATCAGGATCATCAGTATATACTTGATAATTATTATAACTAGATATAAACTCTCCTAGATAATGGTCTTTAATAGGTTGTAGAAAATCTATCTCTCTAAGATTTTCAATAAGTTTTTCTTTTTTAATTTCATTTTCAGATATACCATGAGTTTTTAAAACATACTCATACATTTTTTTATCAACTTTACCATTAGCCATATCTAAGAAAGTTCTAACCTTAGATTTGTCATTACATCCTACAGCTAGATTAACTACATAAGTAGCCATTTGTCTAGTCCAATCTTTAGTTTGTTTCTCTTTAGTAGAAACTCGTTGATTAGGTAATGTAGCTTTACCTAGTTTATCAGTTAACCCTATAGCCATAAATTAATGTTTATTTAAACGTTCAAAAAATGTTCCTCTTGTTTGATTAGGATTTGGTTTATTAAAAAGTTCATATCGTTTTACAAATTCATCTTTTTTAAATTCATACATAGCAAGAATCATTGTAGATATTCTATCCCAGTTTCCATCTATAGAAAACCTTTGGAACTCTAAACACAAAGGTAATGAAAATATTTCTTCTAATCTAATAATAGGATTACTATCTTTATCTATACCTATGACTTCATTAATAAAATTTTTAATCATAGTAAGACCATTAAGTTTAGTATTACTATCTCCTACATTCATACCTACTTTTAAACCTTTACCTCCAATAAGTAATGAATTTTCTAAGTATTCTGTAGGGTCAGTTAGAAGTCTATCTCCCATTTTCCATACTTTAAAATTACTTATAGTTTCACCACGATTTGATTCAACTAATACAGAACAATTCCATCTTAAACAAGCTAACAATAAAAGATTATCATTATCTTTCATAGTGTTTAATCTACCAGTATATTCAGCTACTAATCTTTTACCACTGTAAGGAGATACTTCATTAGCTCTCATATATACTTGGAAACTATATAATGAATGTTTATCAGTAACTTCACTTCTAGTTTTATCTACACCATAAGGGTCACAAACAATAAAATATAAATCTTTAGTTATAACACCATTAACTGTATAAGGAGCATAATATTCTCTAACACAACCATGAACATCTGTAGCATTAGTATGAGGAACATCTAAAATAAAATCATGCCATCCAGTAGGAATAATTTTCTCTTGAATACATTGATCTTTATTTTTAAACTTTACAGTACCATTTTCTTTTACATACCAACCATCAGTATAAAATTGTTTAGTATAATCAGTTTTTAAATCTCCAACATGAACATTTAATTCAGGAGATGCAAAAAGATTTTCTACAGTATTGATGAAAGCTTCACTAGGTTTGTTAGCACGTTGAGCACAATGAATAGTATATTCTTCATTAGTCTTACTTTTCTTAGCTCTATCTTTATCTTTCTTATCAATTATAAAAGAATCAAATAATAAAGAATTACCATCAACAATATATGGTTCATAGTTTAATACTTGAGGATGAAAAAATCCACATACATTATGTCGTTTATCATCATCCCAAACATTCTCAAAACATAAAGCATTAAGTTTAGATGGTTTATAATAAAGACCTTCAAATGTTTGCCAGTTAGCACCTTTAGTACCACCAGTTCCCCATACATTAAATACTCCAATTGATATAGCCCCTGATTCAAGATTTGAAGTAGTAATATCTAGAAACTCTTGAAGTTTAGGAGATTTACCGGATTCTTCACAATTAATAATAACAGCTTTTTTACCAACAGCACAAGAAGTATTTATACCAATTGCATAAGATAAAACTTTACTTTTAAAACCATGAGGTTTATTACCATCATGTTTAAGTTTATAACCTAATTCTAAAGATTCTAAAGATTCACTAAGATACCCTCTTTTCCAATAAGTATTATTTTCATACCAATCAAGACAAGCTTTAGTCATATAAGTTAAAGCTCCTTTATCAGTAAGAAATTTAATATCTTGAGCAATATTAATTACTGTAACAGTTTTATTAAGATTAACTACATTAGCGGTTTGATTACCTTTTTTATAAGAATATCCTTTACGACGAGCTTTAGCAATAATACTACTATGTTCATTTAGATATGCCATTTGGTCTATTTTATAAGACCAATAATCACCATCCCAAAATCTAGGAAATGATTCCACAGTTTTAGTTCTAAATAAACCTCTTTTATCTAAATCAGCACGTTCAGCATCATTAGGTGTACGTTCAATAATACCATAATTAAGATAACTATAATGGTCACCGGTAATATGTAAAGGATGTAATAATTTTTGTTTATTACCTTCTGTAGTAGTAGGATTAAAATAAGTTTTTATATCTTTAAAATAAAGTTTACAATTAGCAGTCATTCCAAACTTTCTTCGATAATGTTCTCTACCCCAAAAAGTTTTATAATCTACAGAATCTTTTTCATAAAAACAATAAGTTTTATGTTTATCATGAAAACTAGCAACTTCTGAAAATACATCTACACCAATAAAAACAAAATCTATATTTTGTAATATACCCCCAGAGTTACCAACTTTAAAATCATTATCATCATCTATCCAATTTCTACCAATATTATCATTATATAAAGTATTCAAAAAAGGATAATTAGATTTATCAGATATAACATAATCTATAAAAGGTAATGATGTTAGTTTAGAAGATTTATCATAACCATAACTATCTTTGCGAAATTCATCACTTTGAGTTAGGGCTATAAGATTCAACGCCATCATCTCCTTCCATGCTAGATTCAAATTCGTTTGCTCCACGTAGTACAGATTTATTAGATTTTTGTTTATTAACTAGAACTTCAAATTCAGCAATACCTTTAGGTATATCAGAAATTGTTTTCATAACTTTATTTACTGTATTAGATAAATCTATAGGTTCACCATCTTTATCTTTAAAATCAGATTCTTCAAGTTCATTAAGTCTATCTATATAAGCTTTTAAACTTTTAGCACTAACCTTTAATGCTTTAACAGCAGAATTTACTAAGTCAGTAATTATATCATACTCTAGTTCATCAATTACATACTTAAGAATATCTTTATGATTCTTAGGAAACTCATAATCTTTGGGTAAGTTAGTATTTTTAAAAGCATATTCGTGAGCTTCTTTATTATTAAGTCCATGTTTTACACAATATCCACTAGAGTTAGTAATGAAATCTAAATACTTATAATATTCTTTAGACAATGTTTTACCTTTAGAAGTATCTAATTCATATATCTTAGCTAGTAATGGATACTTTAATAATTCAATTACATTTAATTGTAGTTGATAGTTGTTGTCTATTGTCCAAATATGTATCATTCAATTGTAATTTTAAAACATTTCATAAAACATTTAAATATCCATTCAGTAATATATGCTTTAGATTCAGCACATGGATTATTTTCTGAAATATGTTCAAATATAAAATCCACAGAATGAGATACTTCATGAGCAATAGTACTTATTTTAGGAATTTCTCTAAAGGCTAATAAAGAAGTTGATGCTCCTTTAGAATTAATAATATTATAATAATGTAAAGCATCCATACTATTACCCCATTTATCTATTATAATTTTATTAGTATCATTATCTGTAAAATGTTTAGTTATATTACTTAAATCACTATCAACAGCAATAGCTATATTAATAGGAAATGTATCATTTGTAAATTGTTTAAGCATACTATAGTACTGAAATGATTATACCTAGTACAGCCCCTAAAGTAGTTGTACGCCAAAATGCAGCCCATCTGTGCGACTTATTTGCTGACTGTATTGATTCATCTAACTTTGTATTTAAAGTCGCTACCTTGCCCTCTGAGATAGTTAATTTCTGCATTAGAGCATTACTAACTAATTTATAACTATTGATATTATCATTAAGTTCATAAATAACTTGTTTATCTATAGTAGATGATTCTTTACATGAATCTCCTTGAACAAATATAATAGCTATTTTACGATTCTCAGATTTAGTATAACCTACAATAGTATCATTATTAATTATGTAATTTTTTTGAGATATAGCTGGTAATGCTATCATCAGAAATAATACTAGGAGTACTATAGTTTTTAATAGTTGTTTCATAAGTAATTGTTTTAGCAGATTTTAATTTATATAAAGAATCTAGTTTAATATTATTATATGATATAACTTTAGTTTGATAATTAATTATCATTTGTAAAGAATCTGATACATGATTATCTGTAGGATATAAAGTACCATTTAAATATTTAGTATATAATGTATCTTTAATTTTAGTTTCTTTATATATACTAATAACTTTAGGAATACTAAATAATACAATTAATAAACCTATTATAATAAATACTTTATTTTTTATAGATAAACTATTATATATAGCTTTAATAAAATCTTTAATCTTTTGCATAATAAATTATTTAAATGGTGTATATACTTTACGACCTTTTACAATAGTCATACGAAGACATTGTCTACGATTATTTAATTCATTATAACTAACATGTACCCAAGCAGGTTGTTTACTATCTCCAGCTTCCCATATCATTTGATCAAAAATAAAATTATCTTTAATTAAATGAAATAGTTTAGCATTATCTATTGTATAAATATCAGCAGCCTGACCTTTACAATGTTGTGATAATGGAGTAGATGTTCCACCTTGGTCATGATTAACAGCAAGAGAACGAAATCCTGAATTGATAGTCATACTAGAACCAAATATTTCTCTAACTGGTTGTAGAACTTTAGTTGCTAATAATGTCATATTTCTAATCTGAGTTTGATTAGGAATATTGGGAGCTTTAGAAGATGTTTCTAAAAATTCTTCTAGTGTAAAATTTTTACTTAGTTGTGTCATAATTATAAGAATTGTAATGTACCTTGAGTTTCAGTATTAGAAAGTTTAAAATCTCCAAGCATTAGTTTAGCATCATTAACAAGATAATCAATATTATATATTTCAACTTTTTCATCCCAATTATCTCTAGGCATCCACTTTTGTTCTATGGGTCTAATATGACATAATACTAAACCATTAAAATTATATCCAAATGTACTAACTAAATAAGCATAAGTTGATAGTTGCATAGTATAATGATTACCAACACTATCTGCTAAATGAGTAAGAGGATATTTAAAAGTATCTACAGATGGTTTCCATTTATTTAAATCTAGTAAACCATCAATAGTTTTTTCATAATATCCAGCATCAAATCTAATAGGAGCTTTATTAGTTTTCCAATCGACAATTATAAATTTATTAGTTTTATGATTAATACAAAGAATATCTATCAATCCGCTAATACCATATAAATCATCATATACTCCAATTTCAGCATAAACATAATATCCTTGCTTAGATAGTTCTTCTAATATTTCAAATATATCAGGATATTTTTCTTTAAGCCCTGTTTTAGCTAATTCAGTTATTTTAAGTCTACCATAATTATGGTTAACCATTATATCATCAACAGTATAAATTTTACCATCAATATAACCTCTAGCATTTTTTTTATAACTAGTACTAAGTTTAACAGCATCTTCTAAAAAATTATGTTTTTTAGTTCCAAATTCACAAGCATCATCTGTTATCTGTCCCCATTCTTTTAATAGTTGATAATCAGTTTTACCTTTATAAATAAGATACTTAGGATGATTAGCATTACGACCAATATTAGCACATATCTTAGCTATCTTTTTAAAATCTTTCTCAGGACAATATTTACCTATAACAGTTGTAGTACTAGTATAAGTAAATCCTAATTCATTAGTGTACTTATGATGTTCTTCATCAAAATAAATAGTACGACCTTTAGGTATTAATGTATCTCTCAATTTCTTTTTCATTTAATTATATTTAATGAAGTTTCAACTAAAGGAGGATTTTTAATAAGTTTCTTTTTTTCAATATTATTATTTATAATATCGTGAATTTTATCCTCAGTAATAGAACCTTCATTTAATATATATGTTAGTATTTCTTGTCGAGATTTATTAAGTCTTAAATGACCTAATGTAGGAATAGTAATATATTCAATATTATTTTTACAAGCATTATCTATAGATTCAGATTGAGATTCAAATATACATTTATACAAATTATGTTGTTGAGATTCATCTAGAGTTCTAAATTCATCTATCCAAGTATTAATAAACTCTTTAGAGTATTTTCTTTTATTATCAATTTTTAGAAGAGCTATTCCATTAATAACTCTTCTACTAATTTTTTGTAATAATGTATAATCAAGTCCTTTCATAAATTATGGAATAATTACAGATTTGATAGGTTCTACAACTTTATCAATTTGAGGTTGAGTAGCAATAAGATATTGAGATTCATAAATATAATAAGCATTAATTTTATATTTAGGAAGCATTGCAACATTAGCTACACCTTTTTGGTCATGTTTAAAATCTTCAATAACTCTTTCTAAATCAAAGTCATCATTAGTATTAATAAAACTTACTGGTGAACTATAAGAATTAAATATAGCTGCTTGACCAATTAAATCATTACCAAATTCAGATTCTACTTTATCAGATACTTTGGCAATAATTTTATCTGATTTACCAAGCTCAGCAAATAATTCTTGAAATGTAGGATTACCTTTAGCAATTTCAGTTCTTAAATTAAGTCTACTTAATGATTGAATAATTAAAGCTGATACCGTAGTAGTAAGAACAATTAAAATAGAATTACCATGTAGTCTTACATGTTCAGTTACATTTTTCATACATTTAATATTTTATGTTTATGTTTAAAAATTATACTGCAAATATAATTAAATAATTTGAATATACTATTATGTATATACATATTTTATTGTATAGGCTTATTTATTATTTGTAAGACTGTAGCAAGACAATATTATGTAATTGATACATTATATATGGTAAACTAACGAATACCTAGTAGGAGCGAGGGTATAGGATATTCGTTGGTTAATTTTAAGTTATTCTCCTAATAATAATACTAAAAGTATTAGTTATACCTTTATTAATAATTAATTTAAAATGAGAAGAACTTTTATTAAAATCTATATTATTATTTGTAATAACCATTTTATACATTTTATTACATTGGGGGAATTAATTGGTTAGGTGATACTCGTGTAATTAATTTAGGTGATTGTATATGATATATAAATTACTTAGGAGGACTAGTAATAATTATTTTATAATGGATAGTATATGGAACTAATTGTTTAGGTTGAATTAGTGGATATTTTAGGATAGATGTAAATTACTTAGGAGGACGATATTGAGTGTGTGTATGTAGAGTAGGAGTATCTACTAGAGACCCCCGCCACTTCGTTTATTTTTTGAAGTACCCCCGCCATGTTTTTGAGTGATATAATATATATCTCATCTTGTAGGTGTAAGTATTCTAATCTAAATTGGAATTAAATTGACTAATCTTGTCATTGTAATTGGAATACAAATAACACTACTACAGTCACTACATTTATTATTAAACATTATACTTTAATTTAAACCTCACGATGTATAGGTAATCGTTTCAATCTTATGAGTAAATCAACTAGAGCTATTCTATTAAGTCTAGCATGTATTGCAGTGTCATTATCATCTGTTGGTATGTATCGTGAAGTAAAGGTATTAGTTATACTAGTATCATGTGTAGTAATCATTACATCATTAGTAGTTAAACATTTAAACAAATAATCATTATGAAAACATTAAGAACACTTATTGTAGTTATTATAGTATTAGCAATATCATATAGTTTATATGCTTTACTGGAATCATCATTTACTAAAACAACTATTGCTAATATGATAGTAGCATTAGGAGTTATGGTATTAGTAGTATTATTCATTATCGGTTCAACATCAAATAAATAATTATAAACAATTAATAAATAAACATTATGAAAACAATTCAATTAGTAGCAGCATTACGTTCAGCATCTTTACGTTCATTTGATAACAAAGACTATGGTAAATTATCAGTTAAACCTATATTTACTATAGATGAACAAGGAGTAATATCTAACAAAGATTTATTACAATTTCAAGACATGTGTATTAGACATTATATGTTTAATGATAGTAAATCATTATTAGTTACAGGTAATGTAGTATTATTTACATTAGAATATCATGAATCAGGAGTAACATCTTATGTAAATGAAGATAAACAATTGAGAGCACATACTGTATCAGGATGGTATGTATCTAAGATAGTACAAGCATTACCAGCAGATTTACGTGATGGTAGAGATATTATTGGAGAAGCTAATGTAAATGATTACAGTAGAGATATAAATACGTGTATTGTAACAACATCTATGTGTGCTAGACCTGTAACATCAGTAAATATGTTCTAGTAATAATTATACAGAGTAGTATCATTAATTTGATATTACTCTGTATTTTTTTAATGACCAACACTTCCACCTATTCTTGACTAACCTTCTCCATGAATTTGAGTAGCTATTTGGTTACTATAAACAATAAGTATAAATTTATAAATTAAATTATCATGGCAGAAGTAAAAACAGTAACTCCTGAAGTTACAGAAGTAAAAGAAGTAGTTGCAACAACTCCAGCAACAATGGTATCTCTTGTATCACCTAACAAACTTACTATTCATGGTTCAGTTGTAGCTATGTCTGAATGGAGAATTGGTTCACAAGAAGATGGAGCAACATTCAAACATGATACTCGAATCATTTCAGTATCTGATTTGATGGAACGTGGTGTAGTACATGATGTATTCATTACTCGTAATCAGTGGAAAGAATATGGTTGTGAAGCTATAATCTTTGTAGGTAATGCTATTACTTTCACATTGGAAGATTGTATTGCTAACAAAACCGGTTACAAAGCTACAAGTGATGCTGTAGTAATGACTGTACATACCAAATCGTACAAGGCATTTTACAAGGTAACATTTCTTGATGTAAATACATTAATCATGTTGCTTGGTGAAAAGGGTTTGGACTATCAATTGATTGGTATGATGATTGGTCAAATCAATAATGTTCGTGCTAATAATTCACGAGCTTATGTTGTACCACAAGTAGCATCAAATGGAATGTTCTAAGTAATTAAATGATGATATACTGTAATAGGTATATCATCATTTTTTTAATTACTTATTCTTCTACCTATTCTTGTATTTTTATCCGCATAATTATCTCTAAAATATTTAGTTAGTTTATCTTTATTATTAAAATTACATCTATCTTTACATTTATCATTATATGTTAAAGATTGTTATATTTTCAATAATTATTTTTTTTATTCAATTTTTTTTATATATTTCTAAAGTATATAAATTAACTATAAATTATACCTATAATATATAATATTTATAATAATTATAATAATTATTTATCTCAAATATAATATAATTTATATACTAACTAAGATAATAATCTAAATAATAATTATTATACTATTTATACTAATAATTTTAAACTAACTAAGCTATCTCAATTTAATAATAATTATTATACTAATCTAAATATTAAAGATATATATAATTATTATACTATTTTTATACTTACCAATTAATATCAACAAACAACTATTTTTAATAATAATTTAATAATAATTCTTATGAAACTTTATTTTACTACAATTTTTGTATTTCTTTTATTACTAGTAGCAACTATTAGTAATGGTACTTTTTTATTAAATTATATTACTATTCAAGTAATTGAAAGTTATTTTGCTGTAATTATTTCTTTTATAGTTATTTTATGTTGTATAGAAGCTATTATAGAACGTACTCGTGAACGTATTACTAATACTATTGTAAATATTTTAGATGGTAATGATAAAACTAGAATCCGACTACATAACAATATTACTAGAGATATTGATGCTTTAAAAGAACATATTATTGATAAAATAGTTGATTTACATACTAGCATTAATATTACTAATGATAAAACTCAAGCTGTTGAGAAATTACATAATGAAGCTCTTAATGTAAAACTTAATAATAGTCTTATTGAAACTCATAAAGTTCATGAAGTACTTAAAGAAGTTTTTATGTTAGATGCTAGTATTGCTAAAGATACTAAACTTATTAAAGAAACTATTGGTATATTTAATAAAATTAGTGTTGATGATTTAAGGAATGATTATGTTAGTACTTCAACTAGTGATACTACATTTAAAGATTTATCTAAAGGTTTAGAAGATACTACATTTGAAAAGAATCATGTTATAATATTGGAAGGAATCCGTGAAGTAACTAATGAAGAACTATCAGATTTATATCCTGAGCTATTAGAAAAAGTAGAAGAACCTGTAAGAGAAATACTAGACGAATCAGGTATTCCGATTATATATTCTACTGGAAAACGTAAAGAAAGAACTAGAAAGAAATAATTATTTTGTATTTGTGGGTAAGGATTAGTTGTTACTACAGTCTCCTAAGTTATCTACCAAATATCTCAACAATTATTTTCTCCTCTATTTCAAAAATATATACTTATCAATTTTATTAAAATTACTATTAGTATGACTAACTACAAATATTATTTTACATTAAATAGTTACAAATTCTTTAGTAATTTTAATAATATTTTCTTTAGTATACTTATAAAGTTATTCAAAATTATTATCCTTTCGAACAAGTTTAAAAGCAATTTTACTATCCAATAGATATTTAATTTTAATATTATCTTTAATAAACTAATTATTATTCATACACTAAATTCAATCATCATGTCAAACAAAAAACAATTATTTACTAGAGAAGAAGTAACTTCTATAATATTATCAACATTATTATTTTAAGGTTCAAATAATAATCAAGGGTTATCATCTATAAAAGGTGATAATTATGGAGAACAAGCTGAAACAATTATTTTAGTTAATGAATCTATTGAAGAAACTAATAAATCTTTAATTTCAGTTATATCACAATTCAGATAAATCTTTAATAATAGTAACATCAATTATAATTATGAATACCCTTCTTTCATTATAATTATCTAAAGCGTTAGATTAGATGTTACTATTATTATTTAATTATTAGTATAAACTCATAAAACAATTAATATGAAATCATTTAAATTATTATTATTTTCACTATCATTATGTATAACTTTATTAGTTATTTATATTGTTCAATTTGTAACCCCTTACAAATTATTATTTCGAGAATGGTTTGAATTATGTTATTTAGTATTATTTTTAGTATTATTTATTAATAGTTTATTTTGTCTAATAATTAAATGGATAATAAATTATTATATTACTTCTAAATTAGATAATATTCAAACTATAATTACTAATACTAATACTAATACTAATACTAATACTAATACTAATACTAATACTAATAAAATTCCAAAATTTGTATTTAGTAATATCGCTGAATGTATGCAATTTGAACATACATTTATTCCGGGTAAAGCTATTGTAATAGATACTAGTAAATATAAAGTTATTCATAAATTTAGAACTGATTTATCTCATAAAGATATTTATGGAATTAAATGGGATTATTTATATTTAGAAGGTAAAGGTATTCTTGAACAATGTAATAATATAAATGATTCTAATAAATAATAATTATGCAAATAACTAAAGAAGATTTATCTCTAATTTCAGATGCTAGTGATTATGAAACTATAACTTTATCTATTGGCAAAGTTCAAGTTACTAGTAATGAACATACATGTACTGATTGTATATTCGATAAAGCCCTTAATTGTAAACTAGAAATACTTGAAACTGATAAATCAGAAAATTGTTTTGATGTTTGTAATAATAATAAATTTATTCATATAACAGATTAATTATGTTAGATAAAACAACTCATAGGAAAACTTATGTTCCTCAAATATTATTTCTTACGAATGACCAAAAATTTAGACTTCAAGATAAATTAATTGAAGACTATAAAAAAGGTTTCTTTGATAAATTTAGTAATACTAAAGAAACTATTTATAGTATTATTGGTAAATTATATGAAAATATTAATTTATCAGACTTTGAAATAGTAACTCTTAAAGCTAATGATTATATTAGAGATAATAAATTTAGATTACCTTTATGGTATTATAGTACTAATTTTTAAATAACTTATTATGAAGAAATATTGGCAACCTTTTATAGTAGTTTTATTTATATCTTGTGTATATGCATTAGGTTATTTTCATGGTAATAGTACAGCTACTAAAATATATATTAGTCCTAATGATACTATATCTAAAACAGATACTAGTTATATTTTTGAATACTGACTGAATTTATATAGATACGCACAATTTTGGATTGTGTATGTTCCAATTAAACTAATTATTAATAATACGATTAGTTATATTGTTTTACTATAAGTTAGTATTATTACAAATAATCATATACATCTCGCTCATGTAGTGATTCTCAAATATTAGCAGGCTAAACATTGAACCTGATATAATTTTACGTGATGTAGCATTATATAAAGATACTAGCAGTAATGTTAGAATTGTAGTTACCTTGAGAAAGTAATGCAAGATAGAGTACCTATACTACGATAATGTGTTCTCAGCTAGACCCTACTAATAATATAGAGGGTGCTAAAACTTTAAAAACAAATAATAATATGTTTAAAAAATGTAAAGTTGTTATGCTTTCAACTAATGAAAAAGCACATTATGGAGATTTATTCATAAATGAATATAATCATTTAGAAATATTTAATAGACCTTTTGCTATTTTTGATAAACAGTATCTTTATATTACTTCTGATGAAGAAATTAAATCTAATGATTGGATGTATTCTAAAATGGATGGTTATCCTACACAATGGGATGGAAATTTATCTGAAACTAAAAATCCTAAAGAATATGGTTATAATAAAATTATTGCTACAACTGATAATTTAATAATAGGAAATTATCAATTTATTAAAGGATATATACCTAATACA